CTACACACGCTCGATGATACGGAAGCTTCGCGACGAGCCGGGGAAGCTGTCGCGGCTGGTGGCGGCCTCGTCGCCGGGTGCGGCAATGGCACCCCAGATCGACCGAGAGTTGAGCTCGGCCTGGCTCAAGGTGATCTCCGGGATCCATAGCGCGTCGCCGATGGCGCCCAACACACGCACCATGGCGCGGTGCTGGCCCTTGATCTCGGCGCCGGAGAGCAGCGGCAGCGAGAACCGGGTGACGCGGGGATTGGCCAGCGCCGGCACCGGGAAGCTGACGCCGGTGAGCGGATTGCGGTCACGGCGGTCAAGCATCTCCTGCCCCTCTGTCACGCCATAGGCGAAGGCCCGGCTAGGCCGCCACAACGGCCCCGCCACCAGCCGGCCGATATCGATTGCGGTGGCGCCGTCGTCAGTGACGTCCACCCGCAGGTAGCGCGCGGTGACGGTCGCGGGCGCCAGCAAGACAACATTGCCGCCAGCCGCGTCGCTGGTCTCCGCCGCCAGGGGGCCGCTGTCGTAGACCAGCATGGCGGTGTCCAGCGTGCTACCGGTAATGGCCGCGGCGGTCACCTGCCCCTGGGTCAATTGCCGGGCGTAGACCGCGATGCGGCGCAACAGCACCACTCCGGTCGCACCGCCGGGCGCGCCGCCCCACGACGCCCCACCAAGGCCTACCAGGGCAAACGTGCCGTTCGATGTCGGCACGGCAGCGTTGGTCGTGCTGCCGCTGGCGTTGGCGGCCAGGGCGACGCCGGCCGCCCCGGTGTTGGCGGCAACGCGGCAGGCGTCACCGATAGTGCCGCTGCGGCCAGGAGTGGCGGGGTAGTTGCCATGCACGCTGTCCAGCAGCGTCAGGGCGACAGTCCCGGTGCCGGGGTTCTGCGAGACATACCAGGAATCGCCGAACGATCCGCCGGCCGGCGTGAAGCAGATCGGCACCGAGGTGGCCACGCCGCCGGCTTTCGCCGTGTAATCCACCAGGAAGGCCAGCCCGACGGCCGGGTCGATGGCCTGGCCCGACAGCCAGTGCCGGTCGACCGCACGGGTCGCCGTGGCTGATGTGGTGGGGATGTAGCTGCTGGCCATGGCGGCCTGCTCGATCTGGGCGCCCCAGGCATAGACGGTGCTGGCGCCGCTGCCGGCGTCGATCTGTCCGGACACGGTGGTGGAGGTGGCAGACAGCGTCTTGGCCATGCTGAAGCGCTGCCACGCGGTGCCGACCGAAATGGGCTGCAAGGTCGCGCCGCCGGCATCGGAGTTCATCACGATACGGCTGGCGGTCGGGGCGTCGGCGCGCAGCCAGACCGAGAAGCTGTAGCTCTGACCGGCGGTGGCGGGGCGGCTCTGGTAGACCCCGGCGCCGGTCGGGATCGCCAGCAGCGCGGCGGTGCCGGTGCCATCCGGCGCTGCGGCAGCGTTGCCGGTGACGGAGATGGCGCCGAACCGCGCCCACACCGCGGCGTTCGACAGGTCGCCGGTGGAGAGCAGCAGGTTGCTGCGTGCCTCCTCCAGCAGCAGGCCGAGGCAGGCCCGGGTGACCGGGTCATAAGCGATGCGCGGCGTGTTGGCCGGCGCCGTCTTCAGCAACCCGTCGCTGCCGATATAGGTGGCGGTGCTGGCCCGCATGAAGTTGTAGCCGGAAGGCGGGGTGATGCTGCCGCTGTCCCAGCGCAGGTCGAACAGCGGCGCGGCTTCCACCAGCGCCTCGGCCGGTCCCATGCGCCAGCGGATGGTGGCGGTGTCCGTCAGGGTGGTGGAGATCAGCGCCAGGGCGTCGATGGCGGTGTCGGCGCCGAGATCGACCAGCAGGGCGGCGCTGCTGCCCAGCAGCCGGGCGCGCAGCCGCGGCTGCGGGTCGACCAGGTTGGACAGCGGCATGCTGTCGACGATGCCGCCCTCCGGCGCGGTGATGCTGGCGGTGGCGATCTTGTCGTCCCACAGGAAGGCTCCGGGCATCGGTCATACCTCCGGCAGGGTGGCCAAAGTGAGGGTGAGCCGGCGAGCCCCGAGTTGCTCGGCCCAGCCGATCACGGTGCAGCGTGCGCCGGCGGCCAGGCCGTAGGCGGGATAGAACAGGCGGCAGACGTCGCCGCACTCGATCTGGCCGAGGAAGCGGTCGGTGGTGACCTGGAACAGCCGCGGCCCGGCCTCGATCCAGTCGCGCCATTTGCCGGCCCGCGCCAGGGCGTCCGCCTCGTTCCAGTACAGGCCGGGGAAGGCCAACTCGCGCTGCTGGGCCACGCGCGCGGTGACGCTGGCGCTGATCGCCCGCGCCGGCCCGGAAGCCGCCGCCTGCAACTGGGCGCGGTCGGCATCGCCGACGATTCCGGCGAGGTTGTCGGTCGGCGCCCAGTTGCGCCGCCAGGTGACGGCAATGGCGCGCGGCAGCGGGCGCAGCCCCGCCGGCAGGGCGACCGGCGCCAAGTCGATGATGTGCTGGTAGCCCAAGGTGAACTGCGGCTCGGCATCGGCCAGCGGGTCGAACAGCCGCAGGGTTCCACCCCGCCCGCCGCACAGCACCGCGCCGGCGGCGGCCAGCATCTCCTCCACCGCGGCCGCGGCGGTGGTCTGCTGTGGGCCGTGGAACCAGCCGATCTCGCCCGGCAGGTCGGTCTCGGCGAAGGCGAAGGCATCGGCCTGGATGTCATCGTCGGCATAGGCCGGCCCCAGCGACTGCACCAGCCGGCGCAGCACCGCAGCCAGGCTGGAGACGTAGCCGCCGGGATTGTCACCGCGCAGATCCGTTGTGACCGGCCCGTCCGGCGTGCTGCCCAACTGGAACACGCCCAGCCCAGGCCAGTCGCGGAACTCACCCACACCGGGTGTGGCGGTGACCGGTAGCTGCGCCACACCCCGGATGCGCACCGCGTCATGTGCCACCACGCCGCGCCAATGGCTCTGGTAGGTGAGCAGCGCGCCGTCGCCCAGGTCGATGGCGCCGAGTGCCACCGGGGTGATGTTGTAGAGATGGCCCAGCGCCACCGGCCGGGGCGCATCCTTCAGCGTGGCCGGCCCTTCCATGCCGCCGGTGCCGAGATAGCGGCTCGGCTGCAGCGGGGTGGCGAGGCGTTGGGAGATGTCCACCACCGACAGCCGCGCCTGCAGCCCCTCGGTGCTGTCCACGGCCCGCACGATGCCGGCCCAGGCGATGCCGGCGGCACTGAGCGGGCAGCTGACATCGGACGCGCGGGCATTGGCTGCCGTGGCGACGCGCACGGTGACCCGGCGACCATCGGCGGTGCCGTAGCGCACCAGGCTGGCCAGGGCGCCGTCACCGTCCCACAGATCGATATCGGCCAGGCCGAGCGCCACCCGGCCGCCGACGCCGACCGCGTCCACCGCCGATTGCGACAGGGCGACATCGCCGAGCAGCCGGGCCGGCCAGACCGTGTTGGCCGGCGCGTCGGTGGGGTTGGAGGCATAGACCGTCGAGGCGGCCCGGAAGGTGACAATGCCCTGCGGGGTGACCAGGGCGTCCGGCAGCACGGCAGGGGCATTGCCGGCCGGGGTGGCAAAGCCGATCATGTCGCCAGCCCCTTCACCTCGATATCCAGCAGCACCACGGCGGCGGCCGGCTGCGGTCCGGCGACGCGGGTGGGGCGGCTGGCCAGCATGGCCAGCACCAAGCCGTCCGGCAGCGTGGCTGGTGCGGTGCTGGCCAGGGCGGTGAAGGCGGGATCCATCAGCCGACGCCGGTGTAGATCACGATGCTGCCGATGAAGGCCGGCGGCATGTTGGCGCCGCCACCACCCCCGGTGTTGTTGCCCACGCTGATGCCGGTGCTGGCGCTGTTGACCGTGATCCCGGTGAAATTATAGCTGGTATTGATCGTCGCCGGATGACCCCAGCCACCGCTGCCGTAGCCGTCGCCGGTATAGTCGCGGATCACCGCGTTCGCGACACTATGGGCATGGCTCGGATCGGTGATGCCGTGCGCATGGCCCGGATCGCTGACCGGGTGGGTGTGTGTCGGCACGCGCTGGTCGCCGCCCGCGGCCCCCAGGACGGTGCCATCCAGGCCGGCTACCGCGGCGGTGACGCGGGACGCCGCAGTGCCGCCCATGTCGTCGCGGCCGAATACCGCCCGCCCCCGCAGGTCCGGCACGTTGAAGGTGGTGCTGCCGTCGCCGGCGCCGTGGGCGGTGCCGTAGACGGCGAACAGAGCGGCGTAGGTGCTGCGCGAGATCGCCTGTCCGGCGGGCCAGATGCAGCGCGGCGGCAGGGTACTGAACGCGCCGAGCACGAACTCGCCAACGATGCGTCCGCCCTCCCAGAACCCGGCCCAGGCGCTGCCGACCCGGCGCAGTTCCACCGCCTGGGTGGGCGCCAGCACCAGGGTGGCGCTGCCGTTGATGGTCTCGGAGGCATTGGCATCGATGGTCAGCGCCGCGGTGCCGCTGTTGCGCACGGTGATGCTGCGCCCCTGCGGCACGCCGGCCAGCGCCGGGAGATAGAGGCTGGCGGTCACGGTGCCGGTCCAGGTCACCGCGTTGCCGAGATCGGCCAGGGTCAGGGTGATGCTGCCGGTGCCGCTGACCAGGCCGCGCTCGCCGGGATCGAGGAAGGGGAACACATCGGCGGTGCCGGCGGGCAGGCTGACCAGCGCACCGGCGTTGCTGGAGGCGATCACGCTGTCGCGGCTGAGCGTGCCGGGCGAGCCGCCATCGAAGTCGCCGTAGCCGATCTCGAAGAAGCTGGCGCCGCTGATCACATAGGCGATGCGGGAGCGACCGGTGCCGAACTGCTCCTGGAAGCCGCGCCGTCCCGCGGCGGCGGCGTTGAGCGCAATGGTGCCGGTGCCGGCGGTGGAGGTGGATTGCTGCACGCGTAGGGGGAGGATGGGCATATCAGACAAACCCCTTGGTTTGGCGAGGTGAGCGGCAGCAGTGCGCTTGCACTGCGAGAGCGCTGCCTCTTGCTTGCTGTCTTCGGATGGGTGGAAAGGCAGATGGTCGGGACGGCCGGTGGGGTGACCAACCACTGAGCCGGAGGTTCTGTCGCGCACCGCGGGGCGGTGCGCAGATGGGCCGCAGCGGTCAGGCCGCGGTCTGCCGGGCGATCATCGCTTCCAGGGTGGAGGCCAGCCTCCGCACCTCGGCCAGCACGCCGTTCAGCACGTTGACCTGCTTGTCGCCGTAGCTGGCGAAGGTGGCGGCCAGGCTGTCGGTGCTGTCCACCTGGGCCGCCAGCAATGCGCCCAGCCCGGCCGGGTCGCCGCCCTGGCTCGACACCAGGCTGGCCACGTCGGCCACCAGGGCGGCGTATTGCTGCGAGGTGCCGAGATAGTCCCGCGCCACCGGCAGCACCTGCTGGGCGATGCCGGTGAAGTCCGCCAACGCCCCACCGGCGGCCAGGTCCTGGCGGGCGTTGTTCAGCACCGAGATGGCGGCGAAGTATTGCTGCTCCGGCGCCAAGGCCGAGCCACCGCCAAAGGCGAGCTGGGTCAGCAGCCCCTGCGCCGTCTTGCGGCTCTGGCCGGCATAGTCCTGTTCGATCTTGAGCCGCTCGGCGGCCAGTGCCTGCTCGATCTCAACGATGCGGTCGGCGGCATACCGGGTGCCGGACAGGCCGAGCGCCTCGATCTGGTCCTTGAGCTGCTGCTCCTGCTGCTTGGCTTGCAGGTCGAAGCCGGCCAGGCTGGCGCCCAGCACGTCGCCGTTATCGGCCAGCAGCCGGGCATGCAGCGTGTCGGTGATGCCCTGTGCCTGGGCGTCGCGCGCGGCGGTCAGCTTGGTGATCTGCTGGTCGCGCGCGTCGGTCAGCGCCTGCTCGGCCAGACCGTATTGCTCCGCCTTGGTGATCGCCGCGTCGTAGGTATCGGTCAGCGCCTTCATCTGGGCGGTGAACTGGTCGGTGGTGTCGGCAACCGTGGTCAGGGTCTTGTAGTCGCCCTGCAGGAAGCTCAGCCCGGCCACCGCCTGATCGTAATTGCCGAGTGCGGCGTCGAGCACCTTCTTCACATCACCGCTGGCCTCGGTGAAGGCGCCGACCAGCTCGTTCTTGAAGATCGTCACGATGCCGGCGATGTCGCCGACCCTGGTTCTGGACCTGGTATCGGCGCCATCCTGGGTAAACCGCAGCTTGGTGCCGTCGCGGGTGCCGACCTCGAGGCCGATCGAGGCGTGCGGAATCGAGCCGGCCAGCGCCTGCAGCACCTGGGTCGCCTGCTGCATGCGCGTCCAGCTTCTCCTGCTGGCGCTTCTGCTCGGCCTGCGCCTTGGCGGCGTCGTCATTGGCCGATTTGAGCCGGGCCAGCGCCCGCACGTTCGTCTCGATCGCCGCTGCCGCCTGCTTGTCCGCCTCGGTGCGCTTCTCCACCGCCGGGATGCCGGCCTCGCGCAGCTTGCGCTCCACCTCCAATGCGGTCGCCATCTCGCGCGAGGCCGCGGCTCCGGCATGGGTGCCGGTGGTGGCCGCCCGTGCCGCGCGCAGTTCGTCCTCCAGCGTCTGGATCACCCGGCGCCGTCGGTCCTCCGCCTCGGTGCTGGCCTTGCTGAGCTCCGCCAGGGCGTCGGCGTGCTTCCTGGTGGCCTGGGCGATCAGCGTCTGCGCCTCGGCGTCATCGATGGCGCCGCTGCCCTCCGCCTTGCGGATCAGCGCCAGGTCTTTCTGGTAGGTCTGCTCGATCGCCAGCTTCTTGTCGTTCTTGGCCTGCCAGTCGGCGATCTCCTTGGTCGAGGCGGCCTTGGCGCTGGCCAGCCGGCGCGCGGCGGCATCGTCCGCCTCCGCCTGCTGCTCCTCGCGGGCCTGGCGCAGCAGGTCCTGCTGGCGGGTCAGCGCGTCGGTGAGCTGCTTCTCGGCGGCGGTGATCTGCGCCGAGAGCGGCTTGTCGGTGCCGCCCGGCAGGTTGGGTAGCGCCAGGTCGGTTGCCTGCTGGCGGGTCAGGCCTTGGGCCAGATAGGCGTCGATCTCCCCCTGAGCGGCCTGCTGGCGCTGGCGCAGCCCGGCCAGCCGCCGGTTGGCCTCGTTCACCGCGGCGTCGGCACTCTGCTGGTCGGAAGGCAGCACGGCGGCGGTGACGCCGCGCACCGCACCGGCCGCGGCCAACGCCGCCTTGGCGATCGCCTGCGACAGCCCGAGCGCGTGGTCGAGGTTCCCCGCAAAATTGGCCATGGACTCGCCGAGCACCGAGAAGGCCCGGCCCATGGTCGGCGGCATGGCGGCGAACTGGCTGTTGATGGTCTCGCCGGCCTTGATCAGCGCCGGCATCACCCGGTCAGCGGTCAACTCTCCGGCCGCCCCCATCTGGCGCAACTGGCCGACCGAGACGCCGAGCTGCTCGGCCAGCCGGCTGGCCAGCTGCGGCATGTTCTCCAGCAGCGAGCGCAACTCGTCGCCCTGCAGCACCCCGGAGGCCAGCGCCTGGCCCAGCTGCGCCACCGCCGCCTGGGTCTCCGCGGTCGAGGCGCCAGAGACGATGCCGGCCTGCTGCAGGGTGCGCACCAGGGCCAGCACCTGGGTGTTGGTGGCGCCGATATTATGCGCCGCCACCGCGAAGCGGCCGAAGGCATCGGCACTCTCGGCGACGGAAACGCCGGTCTGCTGCGACAGGGCGAACAACTCGCGGTAGACCGACTGCGCCGTCTGCATCGAGCCGGTGGCGGCGGTCAGCCGGGCCAGAGTGCCGGTGAGCGCATCGCCGGCCCGGGCGATCGACACCCCGGCGGTGGCGCCGGCGGCGGCGAGCGCGGTAATGCCCAGGGTGACGCCGGACAGGCCGCCGCGGCTGGAGGTCAGCACCCGCTCCAGCCCACCGAGCGAGACCCCCATGCGGCCGAAGGCCTGCACCGCGCCGTCGGACACGCTGGCCAGGGTCTGCAACGCGGGCGACGCCGCCGCAGAGGCGGTCTCGATACGGCCGAGCGCCTTGCTGCCCTCGTCGCCGATCGCCTGCAGGTCCCGCTTGACGCGGTCCGCCTGCTCGGTGGTCAGGCGGATCGCGATGGTGCGGGAGGACGTGCCACTCATCGCCGGGCCAGCTCCGCGGCCAGAGCGTGGGCGAGAATGTCACCGGCGCGCAGCCGCACCGCGGCGACGTCGAGCCGCTTGCCGGGGGTGACCTGCCGCAGGAGGAAGAACATCGGGAGGAACCCCTGTTGCAGCAGTTCGCCGGCACGCTGGTTGCGGCCACGGTGGCGGCCGGTCAGCACCTCGGTGCTGCTGCCGACATAGAGCCGGATGCGGTTGCGGCCGCGGCGGGTCAGGCCACGGCCCTCGGCGACGCGCAGGCACCACAGCCAGACCGAGGGGTTGGACTTGCTGCGGATCACGAAGGCCTGGCCCCGGGTGGCCAGCATCTGGGCCGGGGTGACGCGCAACCCGCCGCGACTGCCAGCACTGCGCCGGCCGCCGGCGGCGTTGTAGCCGGTGGGGAAGGCCAGGAAGCGGTGACGACGGGCGGTGATCGGCACGCCGCGGTCGAAGGCCTCGGTGATCGCCGGCGCCTTGGTCCACACCACGCCGGCCGGGTGCAGCGTCTCGATGCCTGCGGCCGGATAGACCTGCATGCGCCAGGAATTGGCGATGGCACGGCCGCCGTCCTTGAAGCCGGTGGCGCGGGTCTGGGCGCGGAGGTCGGACCGCACCTGCTGGCTGGCGCGGGTGACACCGCGACGCAGCGCGCGGGCGGCGCTCTGCACCTCGTCGGCCATCATCCGGCGCAGGTCGCCGCGGATCAGGGCGGAGACGAGACCGGTCATGTCGATGCGTTCCGGGTCGATCTGCGCTGCCGCGAGGGGGGGCAGGCAGGGCTCTCGGAGAGATAAAGGTCAGCTATGGGTGGATTTCTGCCCATCCGTTCCCTGTACGAGTGGGCAAGAAATCCGACATTGAGCAGCCGCCGAGATTGGCGGCAAGCGCCGTCCCGTTTTCGTCAAAATGAAATGATATTGCATCCATTACGAGGTCACGTAGATGCCTCAAGTTTCCGAATTCTTCAGCCCAACAGAAGGGTTGTTTAGGCTGCGCGGCAAGTCCGGATCGAAGCGAGCGGCTGATCTGTGTGAAGACCACAGGCACGCCCGGCGTAGGCGCCGGCAGTGAAAATGGTGCGCCTGTCGATTTGGGAACAGTCACGACTAGCGGTCTTCTAAGAGGCCGCGTTATGAGCCATCACAGCATCGGCAATTTTAGCGAAATCCGTTATGCGGCTATACGGCACAAACCTCGCATTGTCAGTAACGACCGGAAAGCGCGACACAACCATGTGCTGCACCTCATTCAACGACAGCTTCTCCCTCAGCAGGTACTCGCGGTTCCGCTCTTTCGTCAGCGCGCCTTCATAGGCCCGCACCAGCCTATAATTATATTTCGCGAAGCGCGTGGCATCTGATTCGAGTTGATCGAGATCCATAAAATTGTTTTTGCATTGGACATTCCAGATTACCCCGTTACGCACCGTCACGACGTCGAACTCACGTCGATTAATACGCCGGACGTTTTGCACAACGAACTTCTGCCGCTCCAGCTCGTTGGCGACCGCTCTTTCAAATATGAATCCGGCGCGGATCTGGAAACGCTTTCGGCGATCGAGGCTACGACCGCGCCAGTAGTAGATGAAGCGGCTCAAGAGCGTGACGGTAGACCTATAGACGCCATCGACAACCACGAATGGAGCATAGGTGGATAGACATTCCAAATAAGTCTGGCCCGTGTGTAGAAATGCCGATCGCAGATCCGAAGATGCCTTAAATTCGTCGAAGAGAGCCGCAAGGTCATCAGGGGGGACGACAACCCAGAAGTCCCGATCGATGAAGGTCATGGACAGTCGGCGGATTAGTCCCGCAGCAGGTGCAAAATCGGTTTCCTTGAGATCGAACTCGGCATAGGCGCTTTCGATTAAAAGCACATCGTTTCGGAGCTCCGCGGCGGAAAAGAGCCGATCTGGACTTAGCGCTTCTCTGCCATCCCACATAGTGAGGGCCTCGCCGGTTACGGTCATACTGGTGATCGGCGCCCGTTCGGGCTCAAGATGAAGCGGATCAAGCATCGCAAGCTCGGCAGAATCCCGTTGCGGCAAACCGAGCTTCGCACGGGACAGTTTCACGTTCAGCGCGTTTTGTGCACTTCTCAATTGAATGCCGGTAAGCTCAATCATCGGTAGGAAAACAAGGAGCGCGTCGTAAGGGATAACGACCTTATCGCCGCAACACGCCTGCGGAATCATGTGAAGTAGAGCTATAAAATGGCGCCGTCGCGATTGGAGATAGTCAATCATCGATCCGACAGTGCTGAAAGCCGCAGCGATCTTAAAGAATCCATGCGCGCCGAAGGCTGTCGCAGCACCCGCGCCATACCTTACTAGATTGGTAAAACGATTGGCGAAATTCTCGCTGAACTGTGCGATGAAGCGCTGGCGCACGAGGTCAAATTTCGGACTAAATCCGACGCACGAGCTGAGCGGCAGGGAGAATAGTCGCTTCTCAAATTCATCGTCATCCCAATCCACGTTTATCAAGTTGATGCACTCTTCGATCGCCCGCAGCGTATCGAACCACGCGTAGGTCGCGGAACGCGGCTCATACGGAGCAAGACTGTCATAGGCGATCTGCCGTTCTTGAGCGGCGATTCGCTCGACAAGCATGTGCTCGGACGACGAGGCGGTCAGGATGCGTGGTGGCTCGGTCATCGGAAGCGATCTCCTACGTCGCGCTCCGCAATGACCCACATTGACGTCACCAGCGTGCATGACTCAGATGCTGTAGCGATTACGAACCATTATCCAATTAGCAGCGACAATCTGGAAGCTACAACAGCCGGCGAATCTGTTCAACGCAACGTCAGTTCTTGGAAATCAGCGCATACTTGCGGAACGACCCTCTGGGCTCAGAGCCGCTAACGGTCGGATCTGGCGCATGGCTGCTTTTGGTGATCCGCGGCGTAATTCTCCGATGACTGGCTTGGGTCGCGAGCTGCCAGGCAGCGCGCTGTGGCAACGGGGCTAGGCCGAGCCGGTCTCCACAGCCGGACCGGCGGCGGGGTCGCGATCGATCGTGGCTAGCATCTCAGAGTTCTTCTCGGTGACATAGGCGACCTGATCACCGACAAGCACCTGAAACGCGGCGAAGGCAGCGTAGCACCGGTCGAGTTCGACGACGAGAAGCGCGGTAAGCTCCTTCAAGTCGAGCGGCTCGGTCCCACCGAACGAGTAGCAGGCCTTTCCGGTGGCCGGGTCAAAGCACCTGGTCGCGAAGTTCGTGATGCCTGTCCCGACGCGCGGTGAGAAGCGGTGCGTGAACGTGTTGCGGAAATTGGTGGTGGCCTGCGCTAGCCGTTTACCCCCAATGGCCTCGATGCGCGTCTTCAGTCGGTTGTAATTCCGCCACCGCGCGCCCTGCCGATCTGCACTGTCCATCCAGATCTTGTCATCGACGGGGAGCGAGGCTTCCGCCCAGTCTGTTTCCCTCACCAGATTGACCTGATGGCATAGATGGGCCGTCGCGAATAGCAGCCGCGACCGGATAGCGTAGGGCATCAGCAGAGATAGCGTCGCGATGGGATCGATGAACTCGTGCAGCGCCTCGGCCCTCTCCTCTTCGCCGAGCGAGGTCATCAGGGTTGCCCACGCGGACAGCCGCTGGACGTTAAGGGTGAATGCGTTGATGGAGTTCGCCAGTTCGCGGGCGAAGTCGTCAAGCATCATCGAATACGGCATCCACGCCGCATAAAGCCGCTCCGGCATAGCGATCCAGTTGTATGGCATCAGCTGTCCAACCGCATCTGCGGCGGCGCGGACTTCACCGAAGCGTCGGTAGATCTCGTTGTGCATGTGTTCGATAATAGCGGCTGGTGAACCGCGGTGCACCCAGCGCCTTGCACATCGCGGAGAACCGGCCATGCGTTAGGCGACTGAGCGTTCGCTCGTGTGCGAACGGCAGCTATGCAGCGATGCACCGCACCTTCCCCAGCAGCCCCCCGAGAAGCGCGAACGCCTCCACCACCCAGGCCGCCTGATCCCCGACTCCCCCGCCATCCGGCCAATGCGCCACGCCCCCCATGCCGCCCTGGCACGCCCCCCACATCCGCACGAACTCGTGCCAGGGCTGCGGCACGACATGGCGCGGATTGTCCGCCCACGCCTCGCCGGCCACCAGCCATTCGCTGCCGTCGGCGGGTTTCAGCCCACCGTCATAGGCGCCGGGGTCTCGGGCAACGGCGAGGGCGCCTCGGAGTTTCCCTGGGCGGCCGCGTCCGGCTGCATCAGTGCACTGGCCTGCCAGCCGATCGCCTCGAGTTCCGCGTCCGGCAACAGGTCGAGAAGATCGGCCGGCACCAGGTTGCGCTCGCGCCGGAACGGCGGCAGCCCCGGTCCCTCCCAGCCGCGCAGGGCGTGGCGGGCGGCGACCCAGGGCATCATGCCGAGATAGTGCTGCCGGGCCGCCAGCAACGCGGCGTAACTCGGCACCGTGGCGCAGGCCGCCTCAATCGTCTGCAGCCGTGCCTGCGCCGCAGGGTCATCCGGCGTCGCCTCTGCGGCCTCAATCACCACCAGGATCTCCGCCGCGTTGTCCGGCGAGGTCTCCTGCACCGCGGCCCGCAGCGCATCGAGCAGCAGCGCACGGCCAGGATACACCCCGGCCTCACGCGCCAGGTCGGCGCGGAATGCCTGGCGCTCGCGGAAGGTGAGCGGCGCGATGGAGTAGACGCGCTCGGTGCCGGGCGGGATGAAGCTCTCCACCTGACGGCGGGAGAAGATCGGCTGGGTCATGTTCGGGGGTGCCTCCGTCAGAACGTTGCGAGGAAGATGACGCTGTCGGCGCCATCGCACTGGAAGGCGATGTCGTGCTGGCCGAGGCCGTCGCGGTTGCCGGGCTTGAAGCCGGTGGCCCGGGCGGCCGGGGCGGTGATCAGGAAGCGGTTGCCGGCGGAGACGCCCACCACCGCCATCAGCGGCATCGGCGTGCCGGCGCGGAAGGCATCGTAGAGCGCCACCGCGTTGGTGGTGTTCATGTAGGGATCGATGTTGCCGCGCCCGTCGCGCGAGATCGGCACCGCCGGGTCGTAGCCCTCGAGCGATTCCGGATTGTCCGGCAGGATCACCTCGACGCCGAGGTCGAGCTGCAGCCGGCGGCACTGCGCCACGGCGCGGTTGAGCTGGCAGCGGCCGTTGACGAAGCGCGGTGGCGTCGGGCGGATCGCGCTGTTCCAACCGGTCGGCAGTGGTGCCCCGGTCATCGCCAGCATCTGCGCCCGCAGATCGAAGGTCAGGAAGCCGATGCCACCCGAGGTGAGTTCCAGGCTCCAGGTGCCCTGGGCACCGCCGAAGCGCCAGCTCAGCCCGTCGGCGTAGAAGTAGAGCGTGGCGGTCTTGTAGAGGGTCTCATCCGAGGTGGGGGCGTAGAGCACGTTGACCGGGATCTGCGCCAGGGTGACGACGCCGGCGGTGGGGCTGAGCGTATCCCCCACGCTGGCGACCTTGCCGGTGGTGTAGTCGATGATGCCGGTGGTGATGCTGCGGTCGCCGGAGAGCAGCAGCGGCATGCCGCGATAGGCCTGCGCCGCCGGCGAGAACGGGGTGGGCAGGGTGATGCTGGTGGCGGTGCCGGCGGTGGCGGCGGTCGGGACGCCGATGGGGGCGGCGGTGACCTGCTCCAGCATGGTGCAGCAGCGCATCAGCTTGCCCCAATCGGGCGCGGTGCCGGCGGTGCCGGAGCCGCGCAGCGGGACGCGCAGGCGGATGCGCGGGCGCAGGCCGCCGACGATGCCGGAGGCCTTGTCGAGGGTGCCGGTGAGTTCCGGGTTCTCGACCACGACGGGATCGAAGTCGATCTCGCAATCGGCGGCGAGCCAGTCGGCGGCGGCGGGAGTGCCGGCGATGGCGTCGGTGCCGGGGGTGGTCTCGATCTTGGCCGCGACGGCGGCAAAGCGCATGCGGACGAGGCTGATGCTCATCGTGCGGCTCCTTCAGGAATGGCGGCCAGGAATGGCGGAGGGAATGGGTCTGCTACGGTGCCCAGGGTGATCCGGTTGGGGCGATTGCCAGCAGGGAGAACCGGGCCACCACCTCGCCGGTCGGCTTGGCGCTGTCCTCGGCGTCGTAGAGCAGAAAGTCGGCATCCTGCTCGACCACATCGCCGAGGCCTGGGGTGTCGGGGGTCCAGCCGGCCAGCGCCGCGACGATACGGGCATGCAGGTCGGACAGCGCCTGCTCGGCGGCGAGATCGCTGCCGGCGCGGACGAAGCCAGTGATGGCGAAGCCAATGCTGTAGTGGGTCTGCCCCGGCTCCTGGGTGGTATCGGCCTGCCAGGCCTCCCCGCGCAGGATCAGTCGCGGCAGCGCCTCGGTGTCGGTATCGACCGGCGCGCGTCGGGCCCGCTCGACCACCGCGTCGGGCAGCGCGGCTGCGAGCCGGGCGGCGACGGCGGCCAGCGCCGCCTCACGCAGTGCCGTGCTCATGGCGCTGGCGCCGTTGCCAAGGTCAGCCGCCAGGTGACGCCGAGCACGTCGGCCTCGGCATCCTCGACGCGGTAGGCGCTGCTAGAGAGCAGCACCTCGTCGCCGCGCTGCGGCGGCAGCATGCCGAGCGAGGCCAGGGCGTCGGCAGCGATGGTGACCGAAAGGCTGCCGGCCCGGCTGCTCGCGCCGCCGCCGAGACCCGGCAACTGGTCATACGGCGCCGACCGCACCACCCGCAGAGCGGCCCAGTCGCCGGTCGCCCGGCGATACTGGGCATCGCCATCGATATTCGGATCGGCCAGCAGCACCGCCATGGCGCCCGCGAAGGCGCTCATCGCCGGCCGCCCAGGCTACCGGCAACCGCCTGGGCGATCTGCGGCACGATTTTCTCGGCGCTGCGGCCGATGACGTAGCCACCGAGCCCCAGTTGCACGATGTCCCACAGCTTGAGCACCTCGGCCTCCGAGATGCCGGGGGCAGAGAAGCCGAGCCAGCGGGCGACGATCAGCACGGTGAAGGTCAGCATGACGATGGGACGCCAGGACGCAGCCAGCCAGTTGCCCGACTGCGCCTCGGCCCGGATGATGTCGGCTGCCGCCCGGTCCCGCTCGGCCTGGATCTCTGCCAGACGAGTCTGCAACTGGGCGTAGACGGCTGGATCAGCCTGCACCGCGGCCAGTGCCTTCTGGGCGTCGTCCTGGGAGCGGACATCGATGCCGGTGACCTGGCGGACCACGTCGACCACCTGCTTGGTGGTCTCGCCGGCCGCGGTGCCGAACAGATAGGAGATCAGGCCCGGCGCCACGTTGGTGAGCAGCGGGATCAGGAAGGGGAACATCGGTGTTCCTCCGGTCGGATCAGGTTGTCGGGGCGGAAGGGTGGGTGGCCGGGCGGATGCCTGGCTGGCGTCGGGCGGCGGATCAGGCTGGAGAACCAGGGGTGAGACCGCCGAGCGCCCGGTTCAGCTGCCAGCCGAACTCGAATTCTTCCTGGGTCGGGTCATGCTCGGCGATCTCGATGTAGCGGACCGCCTGTTGCGCCGCGATCATGCCGCGCAGCACGCGAGCACCCTCGGTACCCCGGGCCCGCAGCAGGCCCGCGAGCGCCGTCTCGGTCGCCGGACCGAACGCGCCGTCCACCGCGATATCGGCGAATGCCGCGCCCTGCCGGTTCAGCACGTTCAACGCTCGCTGCAGGAAGCGAATGCCGGTGGCGGCACCCATGTTGACGCCGATGTCGAGCAGCCGCTCGGCGAGCACCGTGTCGAGCATGGCGATGCGGTCCAGTCCCGGTGCCTGCCAGTAGCGGCGGCGATAGATGCTGACCGCCACCTCGCGTGGCAGCTCGGCCATCGCGCCGGTCCAGCCCTCGGCGCGCGCCACCGCTTCGGTGATACCCCAGGCAGTGGCGCCGCCGCGGTCGGCCGGGTCGGCGGAATATCGCCCCTCCCGGCCGATGACGCTGTCGATCACGCGGCGGAACACGACGTCGGTGTCCACCGCACCCACGCCCACGCCGCTGCTCATGCGCCGGACGCCGGCACGCGCTCCAGCCACACCCGCACCGTGGTGTCGGAGGTGGCAGAGGCCAGCACCGCGATGCCGACCTGATAGTTGCCGGTGGCGGTGGTGGTGATGCGGCGGTTGGTGTCGTCCCAGAACACCCTCGCACCGGCGGTGATCGCCAGGGATGGCTGCTTGGTGAGGTCAAACACGCCTTCGGTGGCGCCCTCGATCACCGCGTTCTGGGCGCCATCGACCGCGGCCACGCCGAACAGCGCGCCGACCAGCATGCCCTGGCCGGCGGTGACGCCGGCGGCATACGGCACGACCATGGCCAGGCTGTCGCCCGGCTGGATGAAGTTCTTCATGGGAAGGCTCCTGGTGAGGAATGGGTCTCGCCTGCTGGCGGGACGGGGGGCGAGGCTTGAAGTGCCGCCGCCGAAGCGTTACATGTAACACCCGGATGGAGGATCAGATGGCCCGCTCGACCACCAGCAAACGCGTCGCCACCCACCGCGCGCAGTTGCGTGCGAAGGGTCTGCGGCCGATCCAGATCTGGGTGCCGGACACGCGGGCGCCGGGTTTTGCTGAGGAGGCGCGCCGGCAGTCACGCCTGGTCGCCGCCGAAGCCGACTTTGACGAGGTGATGGACTTCATCGAAGCGGTCTCGGTGTTCGATGAGGATGACGACACGGCCGCTGATGCGCCGCGGTGATGTCGTCGTCATCGCCGACCGGGCGGCCGGCGATTATGGCGGCAAGCCAAGGCCGGCCGTGGTCGTGCAGTCCGAGTTGTTCGACGACACCGGCTCGGTCGTGGTTTGCCTGCTGACCACGCAACCGACCGGCGCACCGCTGCTGCGGATCGCGGTCGCGCCAGGCCCGGCCAGTGGCCTCACCAACCCGAGCCATATTGCGGTGGAGAAGATCACCGCGGTGCGACGCGAGCGCGTGGGGCAGACGCTGGGGCGGCTCAGCGACGAAGAACTGGTCGCGCTGAACCGCAGCCTGGCGGTGTTCCTGGGCTTTGGCTGACCGGGATCAGGTGCCAGGGTTGAACCAGGCGCCGCGCCAGTCGATGGCGCCGACCCCGAAGTCGAAGATCACCGAGACCTCGACGCCATCGACGCCGGAGACCGGCCCGGTGGTGACCTGCGGCCCCTCGGCGCCGTTGAGGTAGCCGTAGACATAGACCGGTGCCGCCATCGGGTCGGCAAACAGATACCAGCGGTTGCCCTGGATCTGCGGCTCGACCACCGGCTGGATGAAACCGGCATAGACGTTGGCATTGGCGGTCTGGGTGGCGGCGACACTCACGGTGAGCTGGCGCGCTGCCAGCTCCAGGTTCGGCCCGACCAGCAGCCGCATGCCGTTGCCCACCGAGATCGGCAGCCCGTCCAGCGTCTTCTGCTTCATCACCGCGGCGCGGCCGAGGGCCAGGTTGGTGAGGTCGAGCGCGGTGCCGGCCGAGGCCTGGTTGGCGCGGGCGGCGCCGGTGGCGAACACCGCGGCATTGCCGGTGACCAGGGTCGGGCCGGAGCCGTTGGCGCTGTTCATCAGGGCGTAGGCGGTAGCGTTCTCGAAATCGGCAACGCGGCGGCCGATCATGGCCGCGAAGTCGGTGAAGGCGCCGAGATCGTCGTTGACCAGCATCTGGCGGGTGACGCGGATGCGTCGGGCGAAGGTGAGCAGGTTCACCAGTTCCTGGCTCTCGGACATGGTGCCGGCCTGGATCTCGCCGTTCTCGGAGAGCTGGACGAGGGTGGGGAAGTCGCCGACCCGCAGATGGCGATGCGGCTTGAAGTCGCGGAAGTCGCGGCGGAGGAAGAACTGCCGGTAGGTCGGGTTGGCCGGCTGGTAGGCGGCGAGCAGCATCTTGTTGGCGGCGGCCGAGAGCAGCAGCGGGAAGTCGCTGGTGGTGTGGAAGGCACGATCCGCCAGGGCGGCGGCACCGCGGGGGATATTGCGCTCGCCGCGGGCGCGCATCAGTTCGGCGACCATCTCGGAGGGACGCCAGTCCAGGAACTCGGCATGGCGGCCGCCAGTGGCACCACCGGGTGCCTGGTAGCCGGGCATGGCACGCACGGCGATGGCTTCGGCCATGGCGTCGCGGATGACGGCCGGGTCTTCGGCGGCGGGGCCGCTGTTCGGCGAGGCGGGCAGTGCCGGCGGGGTGGCGCCTTGCACCATGGCGTCCCACAGGGCGCCACGCAGGGCCTCGGGCGCCCAGCCCTCGGCGACGGCACGTTGGTGCAGGGCGTCGACGGTGGCCGGCGCCACCAGGGCGCGGCCGGCCTGGGCGACCGGACCGAGGGCGGCGATGCGGGCGCGTTCGGCGCGGATCACCTCGGCGGCGGCTTCGCCGGGCGGAACGGCGACCGTGCCACGATCGGCGTCAGCGGCAGGTGGCGGGTTGTTCGGCATGGTCGGAGCGCCCTCCTGGGCGGCTTGTGCGGGATTGCTGCGGGTGGGGGTGGCAGCCGGCGCGGACGGCGCCGGATCAGCAACCGGGGCAACCGGCGTCGTCTCGGGCATGGGAGTCTCCTGGGTGGTAGTGGGATTGGTTGGTGTGTCGAGGATCGGCAGGGTCGGCTCAACCGCCGTGGCGGGCGCGGTTGGATCGTCCGCGCCGCGCATCGCCGCGGCCGGATCGACCGGGATCGGCACGACGGAGATCTCGTAGGGCTCCCAATCGACGGCGCGGTGGACGATGCCGTCGGCGGGATCGGTGACCTGGTCGTAGCGATGCACGCGGTAGCCGACGCTGACGCTGCGCAGCGTGCCGTCGGCGACGCGCTGCCACAGCGGCTCGACATCTGCGGCAGCAGAGAACTGCAGCGTGGCGTGGCCGCGGCCCGCCTCGAGCTGGGCGGCGACGACCCGGCCGACCACGTCGCGCGCATCGGCCTTGCGGTGGGTGTTGAGCACCGGGGCGCTGCCGCTGCGCAGCCCGTCCATGCGGACGGCTGACGGCGACATGTCCAATTCCTCGGTGATCATGCCGAGCGGCGGCACGAAGTTGCGAGCCCGCGCTCCGGTCGACCAAACCACCTCGACGGTACGAGCGGCACGATCGACGGTGGCCGGGGCCGCGAGAGCGCGCGCCGCGGTCATGGTTGTCCCAGCGGTGGAACCACCGCCGTCATGCGGTATCGCCGGTGCGGGATTGCTCCCGCCCGGATCGATGGAATCGGTCATGAGTTTAGCTCTGCGGTTAGGGTTGACGACTTGCTTTTGTGCGGCGCGCTGTTTCGCGTCAGGAATATAGGTCGGGTTCCGAACCAACGTTGACCTTTACGGACTCCGCTCTAATGACCGAATCTGGCCGTAAGCGGAATGGCAAGGATAAGATGAGCGGGAACGCGAAGCTGCCGTCCAAGGTGGAAGCATGCTGTTCGTGGCCACCCTTTTTCATTGCGGAAGTTACCAAAATCTGTCAACGTACCCACTGTCAAACGCGGCATAAAGGCGATCGTATACGTCTTCCATAAACAAAATTTCGCTCGAAGGTGGAACGAAATGATTAGGCATATCGTGACCGCAAGCGTGTTTGCTGGGGTCGTCCTGGCTAACCTCCCCGCATCGGCGGCGGGAACGTATAGATTTTGCGAGGGCGAGTTGCAGGAGCGTGCTAAGGCACTTTGCCCCGGCAATTTCGATGCTTTTGTAAACTGCACGGAAATACAAAACAGAGCAAACATGTGGTGTAGCGCGCACGGCTCTTCTAAGCCAGCAAAGGTTACTCAGCTTCCAGGCACCGTAGGCGGCGGCCATTGCGGTTACGCCATATTCGAGGTTGCCTGCCAATAAGTCACTTTAGGTTATAAAACTTACCGCTTTAGCGATACGCCAGCCAGTATCAGTGTTGGCGTTTAGCCCGTCACCTTCGGGAGGCTTCCATGCCTACGCAGGCAGATTTGGCCACCATCGAAGCCGCGTTTGCACAGCAGTACGGGCTCGATTTGAACGGAATTCGCAGCGATGCGAAGCAGTTTACTGCGCTTATTGCATCGAATGCGCCAGATCCGCAATCTGTGAAGGGTGCTTGCTACACTTACGATGGCGCGCAAGCGATCGTCCCGGATCTCGAGACAATTGTCTTTTCCGATGTCCCGCAAGATGAACTGATAGGTGTACAGCGTGTCGAATTGAATTTCGATGAAACCTCTCAGTATCTTCAGGCCTGCCTAAAAATTCGACAGCAATACGGCGAGGTGGCGAGGCTGCGGAACGATACTCGGTTTAAGGGCGAAGAATTTGTAAGGCTCGACGCGGTGCATTTGGACGAGGTGGAAGCGGGCTTATATAAGCTAGCATGGTTGGAAGCTGCCGACGAGAAAATCGCGCTGGAGACGGCCCTCGCTCGGGCGACCGAGCAGGAGGCCCTTTGTGACGAAATGCTCCGAGCAGATGCGAAAGATCATAGGTACTCGGCCGTTCTGTCGGATGGCGCCTTGGATCTAAATGCAAAACAAAATGGAGCGATCACTAGGAATGTTGTCACCCGCGACTACGACGATATGGAAAGGACGGCGATCGCTACAAATGCGCACCGTAACAATATAGAGCAGGCCAGCTGGCGGCACGTTCTGGCTGGGGCAAACTCAAACGTCGCGCAGGTTCAGGCGAAGCTGCGCATAGCAAAAAGAAAGGAGGACTATTTTCGAAAGGACGTCGATTTTAGGACGCAGAGAGCCGCGATTAGCAGGCAGTTGGCGTGGCTACAGATTTATGAGCATTGCCGGATCGGATCGGAACTAAACTACAGCGAGAAATTGCAAAGGCTGAAGGCGTTGTTTGATCAGAACGTCCGATGTCTCGTTGAGCGCGTGCGCGCGTTAGATCGCGGTCTGAGTGAGATTTACGGATTAGCGGTCCCCTTCAGTGCACCCGATGTCGGCGGAATGATTGATGAGATAGCAATTTGGCTCGTTCACGCTGGAAATGCGCTGTCGAAATTCAAACGAACTCAGCGCACCACTATATCATCGATTTGGAGCGAAAAATTAATCCCAGGGGACTCTAAAGTAACAGGCTTCGACGTCTTTAATGGATCATTTACTGTAAGCGACGCGGACCTGCCAGCGCCGAAGGCTAAATTACGAGGCATAGGGTTCGAATTCACCGGCGACAACCGGAGGCCAATGACAGTGAGAGTCACGCCGCCTCAAGGAGCGATCATTGCCGGCGGCTCCGAGTGGCTGACCGTGGGACGCGTGTGTCCGGCATCAGTTTTCGACCTGAAGCCTCAACACTCTGACGCGCTTTGGAACGGCGGGCCGACCGGAGTATGGGGGGTGCGGGGCGCCTTCGATAAGTCCGCAGGCGATGTCAGTGGTCTGGTGATGCACTTGTGGGTCATCTCGGACTGACGGAGCGCCCCATGCCAAGCTGTCCCAAGACCTTTAGGCGTCGAGAAGTATTGAAACTCGGAGCAAGTACGCTTTGCTATTTCGCCTATTGGAAGGATGCGCACGCGGACCCTGAATTCCCGATAGAAACGTCACCGCAGGCCGACAACAAGAGTCCGGCCGCGACGCCGCAAAGCCCGGCGAACGAAACTTTTCCCGGACGACCTACCTCGGAAACGGCCGATCCGTCAGATGTCGGGAGCCCTGCAGTCGAGGATCAGATAGGTTCCGCTTTCCGCGCGCCTACCTGCGGCCTACAAAAGATTGATAGCGTATTGTTGCGGGCGACCGGAACACCTGCGAAGCCTCCGGATACTCTTTCAGTGCCGGCAACATCATATGCCGCTGACAATCCAAGTCGGAAGTTCCTGAGCGACGGCGAAAGTCCAATTGCTTCGGCCTGGCGGGCTAACGTGGGTGCTGAAAAGAAGTTTACTCGCGGACAGTTTCGAACGGACACCAACTACCAAATAGACCACGCGCTATCGAACGACACCGGTGCGACTCTTAATATTCTGGCCTCGGTCGAATGGGGTAAGCTTGGAAGCGCCACAGTTGAGAAAGCCATTGAACTCGTACAAAGCACTGTGGTCGATAAACTCGCGAGGCATGTTCTTCAACTGGCCGAAAGCCCGGCCACGAAAGCGGCATCCATCGCGATAGATTTGCTTACCCCAACTGTTTTACAAGAAGAACCGTGGACGTACGAAGACAGTCTTAGCCCTTCAGAAAGAATTGAATATCGGAGAGAATGGTTTGAGCAATTGTCGCACCCCGACTTTCCGAAGACTATGCCTGGGGGCGGCGCGACTATTCATGTACCGTACGGAGGACAGAATATATAATTAGTTAGGTCGCCTGCCTATCGCGGTTTGATGCCTTCTCCGCTCTGTGTCTTTCGTTCCATTCACCGCTCGATGCCGGATCATCACAGAGGAGTAGGGGATGACTGTGAGGTTCGGCGTGCCGTATACGTATTTTGGGAGGCGTGAGGCGCGGCGACAGCCCTCAATTCAGCTTTCAGGAAAGCCTCAATGAGTGGCAAACGGCCGGACTGGGCGCTTAGCCGCCCTTGGAGCGGCATGTACCCCATGTCAGCTTTCCTTCTATTGCGGAACTGCGGGTGAGGCTGTCGATGATTGCCTCGACTTCTGGACGCTACCCAGCGCTGGCCGTTTGGTCCGGCTGCTGTGGCATCGCCGCACCGGTCGCGGCAATCTCAACGGCCGCCATCTGTGCCGCGTCCTGCGCCGCCCCGCTGCGAGCCACCCGGCGCGGATCGGTGTCGAGCGACACGCCGGCATCGTCGAGCGCGGCGTTGGCTTCCTTGACCATCTCCACCGCCTGGCGGAAGTCGTAGCCGAACGACGCCACCGCCTCCGGCAGCGGCACAAAGCCCGCCCGCACCTGGGAGACCAGCGCCGCAGTATCCTTGGCCGGATCGATCATCTCGTGTGCCGGCGGCACATGCGAGACGCCATGGGGCATGTCGGCACCCCACAGCCCGGCCAGTGCGCCATGGGCGTGGAACCGCTCGGCGATCGGGCGCACCAGCATCGGGATCAGCATGCCGTACTGCACCTGCTCGCACAGCCGGCGGAACTCGATCTTGCCCGCCCGCAGGCTCGAGTAGTTCGCCGCGGTGAGATCGCCGGAGACCTGGTCATAGGTCAGGCCGGCACCCACCGCTGCCGCCTCCAGCGTGCGCCGGGCGAAGGCGGTATGGCTGCCGCCGCCGGAGGGGTTGACCACCTCCACCGAACCGGCGCCACGGTTGTAGAGGATGATGCCCGGCTCGAAGGCTTCCAGCGCCCGGCCCTGGGCATCGCGCAGCAGGCTGGTGCTGGCGCCGGTGACAGCGTCGTCGCTGTCGGTGGTCACCACCGCGGCCAGGCAGGCCTCGATCTTGGCCTTCATCAGCAGCGCCGCCTCGTAGTCGCCGAGATCGCGCAGCCGCAGCAGCACCGGGGCCAGCCAGGACACGTCCCGGAGTTGGCCTGGCCGGCGCTTGCGGTAGATATGCAGCACCTCGGCGGCGGGCACCGGTTCGCTCCGCACGCGCTGGCCCGGGCTGATCCAGGCGGCGCCGGGATGCTGGCGGAACAGCCAGTAGGCGGCGGGGGCGCCGGCATCGTCCAGCGCGATGCCCTGCACCACCGCCTGGCCATCGACCAGCCCGTTGCGGGTGGTGTCGAGATAGTCGCTCTCCAGCAGCTGCAGCCGCAGGCCGATCGGGTTGGCCGGCGTGATCTCGCCGGGCAGCAGCCGCACCAGGCATTCGCCGCTCTCGACCACGGCGCGCATCACCAGCGCTTGCAGGCCGTAGAGGTCGAGGCGGCGCTCGGCGTCGCAGGCGGTGCTCTCGGCCCAGCTTCGCCAGGCATCGGCATGCGGCCGGTCGGGCCAGCGGGTGGTGATGCCGGCGCCGACGGCGTTGCCGGCCCAGAGGTCGACGATGCGGGCGGCGTAGGGGTCGTTGCGCACTGCGTCGCGGGCACGCCGGGCGATGGGTGCGGCACCCATGCCGACCTCGGCGGTGGCCGAACTGCCGGATGGGTTCCACAGTGAGGTCCGCACGTCCTGTGCGGCGGCATAGGCGCGGTCGGCCTGCATGGCCGGTGCTGTCGCCGCCGGCACCGCCTGGCCGCGCGCCGCCTGCCAGACCCGCTGCAACAGGTTCATGTGCCGTCTCCGCGGGAGAAGCCCGCATAGGTGATGGCGGGCGGTGACGCGGCGCCGAGATCACGCCGCATCAGGTCGCGCAGCCGGATCATGTCGGCCAGGCTGCGGTATTCGACGGTGCGCCCCTCGAAGGTGACCCTAGTGGTGCCCTGGGCGATCGCCGTCTCGAGTGCGGCCAATTGCTGCGTGGTCCAGGCCATCGGCGTTGCCTACGCCCAGACCCGATAGGGCGTGGCCGGCGGCGGGGTGACCAGTGGCAGCAGCGCCAGCTGTGCGTCCGGCAGCGGCCCCTCGGTGCGCAGATTGGCATGGAAGCCCGGCACCGGCGCCATCTCCGGATAGGGCAGGCCGTCGGCGTCGGTCAGCATGACCCCGGTCGGCTGGTAGATCAGCCCGACCACATCCAGCGCGGCGCCGCCGGTCGGCAGCCTCGCCAGCGCGCCGGTGACATCCGGCTGCTCGGCGACCACGCCGGCCGCGAGCAACGCCGCCCACAGCGCCGCTTCATCGGTGGCACGCAGCAGGTAATCCCTCATGCGGACAGGCTCCTGAGCATCGTGTCGGGGATCCGGCTCGGATAGAGCACGAGGCGCTGGATCCAGCCATTGAGGTTGTTGAAGCCGAGATGGTCGGAGCCGAGATTGGCCTGGACCATGCCGGGCGGCATGGCGCCGGCGCTGTCCCGCGTCACCGTAGTGCCGTTCACCGCCGCCTGGGCATCGTCGCTGGCCAGCGCACCGGCCAGGTTGGTGACCGCCGCAGTCCGGGCCGGCATGCCGCCGGGCGACAGTGTCGGGGTTCCCGCCACCACCGCCTGGGCGAGGACCGTGCCGCTGTTGCAGCCGAAGGAGAGGCCGTTGCTGTAGCCGAGGTCGGAGACCCGCAGCACGAAGGAGTTGGCCGCCCCGAAGGACTGGAACCGGGTCACCACCGTGCAGGCGACCGGATTGTAGAGCGCGGCGAAGTCGGCGCCTGCGATCTTGGCGATGTCGGCCGCGCGGGTGGACGCGGCCAGGGTGCCGGCGGGCGGCAGGATCGGGCTGCTGGCGAAGGGGCCCTGTTCGAGTTGCGGAACCCCGATGCGCAGGGTGAAGTCCACCACCGCCCCGGTCGGGAAGGTGGTGGCGATCGTCGTGCCGACGAAGTTCGTGGTGTCGCCGGTCAGCATCCGGGTGTAGCTGCGCCGCTGCGTGGCCAGCGCCGCCGCGATCGGCGTAAAGCCGACGCCGGAGCCGACCACATAGACGCCGGTTGCGGTGTATTCGATCACGTTCAGCGCTGGGCCGGACGAGGCACCGGCCAATGACCCGCCCACCAGCGTGCAGAACATGCTGGCGGTCCAACTCTGCCCGATGCCGCCGGCGATGACGGTGGCGGGCTCGGGGAAGCAGGTGGCCGAGGCAGTGCCGGTGGCGGTGCCCCACCAGCGGATGTCGCAATAGGGAATACCACTCTCGGTGCCAACGGCGACGACCGCGCTCGACAGTCCAGCCGTGGCATAACGGCCCCAGTTGGTTGGCAGCACCCCGCCCGCGCCGATCGTGCCGACCGTCGCCCCCTCGGCGCGCGGGTTGCGGATCTGGTTGGTCCGCTGCTCCTCGGCCAGCAGGCCGCGCGGCAGCAGCGTGGCCGGATCGGTGTCGAAGCGGGGCGTGTCGATCGCAACGCTGCGCAGCGTGCCGGCGTTGTCGGTATAGCTGGCGGTGCTGGCGCGGGTGAAGGCAATGCGCGCATCCAGCGTGCCGGCGAGGAAGTCCAGCACCAGCGAGGGCTGCGCCATCCGGGTGGTGAGCAACGGGATCATGCGAATTGCCGGATGCCGCAGGTGATGAGGCGGGTGGCGGTCTGCGCCACTGGGGCGGCGGCGGTGCCGGAACGCAGCCGGACCCAGCGCCAGCCATGCACCAGGGCCGGCGGCAGCACCAGGCCGCGGCTGGCGGCGGCCGAGGACAGCACGATCTCGCCGGTCTCATTGTAGAGGTCGAGCCAGGCGGCCGGCGTCCCAGTGTCGTTGGAGCCCTGGAAGGTCAGCACCGCAGTGGTCCAGGCCGCCGGCAGGGCGAGCGAGACCAGCCAGTTGCGATCGAGCGCGATGGCATCGCTCAGCGACTGCGCCGCCGCGATGGTGGCGGTGAGTTCGACCCGGTTGGGGTTCATGGCGTGATCCTCTTGCTGGCCTGCCCGCCTGCCCGGCTGCTCACCGCAACCAGCCGCCGCGCGACCCCAGCCAGGCGCGGGGACGCAGGCTCTCACCGTTGGGGGTGGCAGCGCCCGGCGCGTCAGGCAGACCGGACGCTCGGGTGATCGTGTCTGTGGCGGCCCGGCCTCGGTTGGGTGTGACCGCACTGCCGGCCGGCGCCGAAGGCAGCGCCAACGGCGCGTCGTCGGCCTCGGTCCGCAGGCGCTGCCAGTAGCGGTCGCCGTAGCGATCGGCCCCCAGCAGCCACAACGCCGCCCGTGCCAGCACCGCACAGTCCAGCGCCTCATTCCGTTCCCGCAGCTTGGCCCATTCCTGCCGGGCAAAACCGCGCCGGTCCTTGCTGGTGCGCAGCTGCTCGGCGACCAGCTGCTTGACCCACTCCACCTCGATGCCTTCAGGCAGATGCACCCAGCCCGCCGGGAAGCTGCCGGCATCGGCATCCGCGTCACCCCGGCCCAGCCACAGCCGTCGATACAGATCGGCCTTCCAGGTCGAGACCGACACCGTCCACAGCTTCAACCCACGGCGCAGCTTCTGGCCGTTGACCAGCGCATCCACCAGCGTCGGCCCCTGCACCGGCTGCGCCCGGTTCCAGCCCTCCACACCCTTGGTCGGCGCAATGCGCGGATCCCTGAGATGCCGCAGATGGCCGTAGACCGACGCGGTATCGCGCCCACCAGTGTCGACGCAGATCTTGGCGATGCGCATGGCGCCACTGGCGGGGCCACCCGGCCGTGGCCAATCCTTTGCCAGCAGCCTGGCCAGCGCCTCCCACGGCTCGCGTTCCCGCGGGCTGCCCGGGATCACCACGTGGTCGATCAGCCAGGAAGAAAAGCCTTCGGCCCAACCCCAGATGTCGCACTCGATGCGATCGTCCTGCACGTCCACCCCAGCGGTCAGCACCAGCGCACCCGCTGGCACGGTGCCGAGGGAGAAACCCTCGCGCCGCTCAACCAGCCGCTCCCAATCCGGCGCCTCGCCGCGATCCTGCCAGGTCTCGCCCAGCACGGTGTTGCGGAAGGTCTTGAGGTCCTCCGGCTTGCCCTGTGCGGTCTCCCAATCGCGGGCGATCTGCTCCCAGGACAACCAGCCCACCGGGGAATACAGCGCCGAGATGTGGAAGCCGACCGTGTGCGGGTCCGGCGCCTCCGCCGTGGCCCGCCATTCGCCGGCCGCCAGCATCGCCGTCTTGTGGTGCTCGCCGATCGGCCGGTCACAGGCCTCGCAGCGATAGGCCACCGTCCGCGGCTCGCCCTTCTCCCAGAGCAGGCGCTCGAAGCGCAGCCACTGCATCGCCGCACAGTGCGGGCACGGCAGGAAGAACCGGCGCTGGTCGCTGGCCTGGTACTCGCGCTCGATGCGGCTGCGCCCGGCGATGGTCGGCGTCGAGACCAGGAACGCCTTGCGCCGCCAGCCGAAGGTGCGGGCGCGGGCTTCGGCGAGCGCGATCGGATCACCTTCGCCCTCGACATCGCCGGGATAGGCGTCGACCTCGTCGAGAAACAGGAACCGCGCCGTCATCGAGCGCAGCCCGACCGCGCTGTTGGCCCCGGTCAGCACCAGGATGCCGCCAGGGAACTCCTTGGACAGCATGGTGTTGCCGCTGTCCCTGGCGCGTGCCGGCGACACCCGCGCCCGCAAGGCCGGGGTCTCCTCCAGCAGCGGGTCGATCCTCTGCCGGCTGAACCGCTTGGCCAGTTCCACCGTCGGCTGCACCGCCAGTACTGGCGCCGGCACGTGGTGCATGATGTAGCCGAGCCAGCAATTGCCTCCCTCGCTCGCGCCCACCTGCGCGCCCTTCATGAACACCACGCGCCGCGCCGGATGCACCGCGGACAGCGCGTCCATGATCTCCCGCAGATATGGCGTGCGGGACGTCCGCCACGGCCCCGGTTCGGATGAGGCGCGGGTGCTGAGCACCCGGTGCTGATCGGCCCAGGCGCTCACCGTCAGCTGCGGCGGCGGACGCAGCATGGCGCCGGCGCGGCGGCGCACATGCTCAGCGGTCCGCGGCACCATCTCCGATACTGGGCGGGTCGAAGCGATCGGCCGCCTCCGTGAGCAGATCGGTGACGTGAAGCTGCAGCACGGTCTGGACGAGATGCGGGTCGGCGCCGAGTTCGGCTGCGATCAGCCCGGACACCCGGGCCGGCCAGTTCAGCAGCGCGTCGCGCATGGCGCCGGCGATCTCGTCGATTGCGGCGTTGGCGGACGCGGCGTCGAGCAGCCGGCCCTTCTCCTCGTCGAGCGCCAAGCGCTGGGCTTCGACCTTAAGCGCGAGCTGGGCGACCTTCAGCCGGGCGTAGGGCGTGGCGTCGGCCGACATGCCGGCCCCGCCGCCGATCCCGGCACCGGCACCGGCTCCAACCGACCCAGCGCCGGCCAGCGGGGAGCGGTCGGGATCAGCCGTCTCCACCATCCTCCGCCGGGTCTTGTCCACATCCCACTGGCCATCCGCCTCCCGCGCGATGCGGCCCTTGGCCGCCGCCTTGCGCAACGCCGTCTCGGTCACGCCGATGCGCCGGGCCGCCTCACGGGTGGACGGGGTCATCTCCGGCATGGCGGCGACCTCCCGCCGCATGGTCAGGCGTGGCTGTGCCCAGCGTCATGAAGTGATCCGGCGGCCGTGATCATCGCAATGCCCGATCGTGCAATCCGAGTTGGCTCCGCTCGTCCGCAGCGCGAATGGTCCATCACGCGCAGGGGAGTGACCTCGAGCGCCTGCCCCGACCGGGTTCCGCCCGGTGGGGCTCGGGGTGGTAGCAGGCGCCCGGTGGTCGGGCGCCGCAGCATGGAGCACCCAGATGAGCCTCTCTCCCGCCGCCACGATCGTCCTGACCCGCGCCGCCGAGCGTCCGGACCATCGCCTCGAATTCCACCGCAAGCTGCCGACCGGCGGCCGCCACAAGATGATCGACGCCCTGCTGCGCGACGGCCTGATCGCCGAGACCCTGGGCGACTACCGCCTCGGCGACGGCGCGACGCTGATCGAGGACGCCGCCACCGGCCTGATGCTGACCACCCTGCGCATCACCGATGCCGGGCTGGCCGCCGTTGGCCACGCAGCGCCAGCGGAGACTGCCGCCGCACAGGACACCGACACGGCGCCACACGCGGCCACAGACGCCGCGGTGGCACAGGAAGCCGCCGCGGTCACCGACGCCCTGGAGGCCGCAACGTCGGCGCCCCTGGCCCGCACCACGCTGCGCCAGGCCGCGCAGGCGGTGCTGGCCGCCTGGGACGACGAGGCTAACCGCGAGGTGGACATCATCGCTGCCCTGGAAGGTCCTATGGACATCCTGCGGAGCCTGCTCGCCGAGCGGGCGCCACGGGCTACCGCAGCCGCCTCGCGCACGCCCCGCACCGGCACCAAGCAGGAGACGGTGCTGGCCCTGCTGCGCCGCGACGAGGGCGCCAGCGGGCCGCAGATCGCCGAGGCTACCGGCTGGGCCGCCCATACCGTCCGCGGCTTCCTGGCCGGGTTGAAGAAGAAGGGCTTCACCATCGAGACACTGGATCGGGTCCGGATGGTCGGGCCGAACAAGGAAGGGGCCAAGGGATCATACACCGTCTACCGGATCGCCGGCTGATCGGACCACTGCTTCACGACGAACACGGATAGGCCGAGGTGCAAGCCTCGGCCTATCTCGTTGGACTGTCCGCGTTGGATATCAGTTACGATTCAATCCGATATGCCGGCTATGCAGCTTGATCTTCCAGATGTTCTCCATGGCAATGATCTCATCCACGGTCGCCGACGAGCCAGCTACCTCAAGCACGCTGACCAAATAGTCGCTCGGGTCGCGGACGCGCAGTTCGACATTTCCGCCATGGCTGTTGCTGGCATAGCGCTCCCATCGGCCGAGAAAGCCGCCCTCGCCGTATGCCGACCCGACATAATGTTCGCGCGTCTGTGGACATGCGAGCAGGTAAACACCACGGCTGGAACGCAGCACCTGCTTCCAGGCCGTGGGCATCGTCTCGATCTCGGATAGCGGCCGGATCAACTTGGTAAAACCAGGAAATGCCTCCTCTTGAAAGGTCCTGGCCAGTTCGACGATCACCTTGTCCTGATTGTCTGCCCGCTGAACCCAGGCGCGGCTCGCGCTCGCTGAGTCGCCCCAGTGGATCGACAGCCGCCCGGCACAGTCCGACAACGCAGCAACTCGGACGCATTCGTATTGGTCGTATGGGGTCGTGTTATTAGGGCCGCCGACAGGGCCGCCGGAGAGCGGATCGATCGCATCCTTCGACACCAGCCCAAGCCGGGTAACCTCGTAGAGGCCCACGAATAGCGTTCCACCGGTCGGGGTGACCACGAAACTGGCCCAATAGCGCGCATCGAAGCGCGCACGCTGTCCAGGCGATCCATCCTGCGTGCTTTGATAGCGTTCGAATGCAGCTTGATCGTCGCGCCAGAGGCTGTAGGGAGTCCGTCCCGGCACCTTGCCCGTTTGATGGCGTAGAAGCCGCACATCTGATGGATTGATGCCTTCGTCGGCGAGCAGCATGTTGAAACGTAGGGCCATGCCGGCGAGCGTAGCTCACGGGCGTGGCCTCTACCATCAGCCCAATGGCCCCCCTGCCAAATCCCGAAATCGATTGGGGATGGCATCGTGAGACCGCCCTAAATACGCAATTCGTCCATCGCTGTATCGCCTTGGCTGTGCTCCGGCACAGCGCGAAGCATCCATCACGGCGCGGGAATGGACCCAGCCAGGATGGAGACCACGATGACGCAGCCCCTCCCACACCAGACGCCGAGCGGCCCTGCCAGCCAGGCCGACTGGACCATGCTGCTCGCCACCGCACCGCGCGGCGCCGACAGCGCCGGCCGCCCGACGATCCAGGTCTGCACTGCCGCCGGTGGCCGCGCGATCTGGGCGACCGTCGAGTACGCCACCTGGCGCGCCGCGCAGGAGGAGGGCTGACCATGGCCGCCGAGCGGCGCTGGATCATCCTCGCCACCGATGGCCGCCATGTGACCCTTGGCCGCGCCGCCACCCCCAGCGAGGCGGAGGTGGCGCGCGCCGCCGCCGGCCTCGCGGCGGCCGGGCTGGCGGGCTGGTATGTCATCCTGGACGGCGATTACTGGGCGCGTCGTGCGGCGCCGGTGCTGACGCCGCTGCGCGGGCTCGCCGGTGCGACAGACGACAACTGGCCCGCGGCTGCGGCGGCGTTCGAGGCCGCGCGGGTGGCGGCGATGTCGTCGAAGGTCCGGCCCTCACCCTCCAGCACGGCAGTCTCCCCGGCCGCGTCCTGCCAGCGCCGCACGATGACATCGACGTAGCAGGGGTCGATCTCCAGCAACACCGCGCGCCGCCCGGTCCGCTCCGCGGCGACCATGGTGGTGCCGGAGCCGCCGAACGGGTCCAGCACGGTGTCGCGCTGCTTGCTGCTGTTGCGGATGGCCCGCTCGACCAGCGCCACCGGCTTCATGGTCGGATGCAGGTCGTTGCGCGCCGGCTTGTCGAAGTGCCAGACGTTGCCCTGGTCGCGGGCGCCGCACCAATAGTGCTGGCTGCCCGACTTCCAGCCATAGAGCATCGCCTCGAATTGCTGGTGGTAGTCAGCCCTGCCGAGCGCAAACGTGTTCTTCGCCCAGATGATGGTGCTCGACCATTTGCCACCGGCATCCTGCCAGACGCGATGCAGCGTCGGCCATTCCGACGAGGACATGCAGACGTAACAGGCACCCTTGGTAACCGAGAGCAGGTTGGCCAGCGCCGGCCGCAGGAAGTCCGCGAAGCCGCCGCCGAGCGCGTCATTGGCGATGGTCATCTTGGCCGCAGTGCCGCCCTCGTAGGCGACATTATAGGGCGGATCGAGGAACCCCATGTCCGCAAGGCGGTCGGCGCCCAGCGCACGCTGCACATCCTCCAACTTGGTGGCGTCACCGCACAGCACACGGTGCTCGCCGCAGCGCCAGAGGTCGCCGGTCCGCGAGACCGGCACGGCGGGCGGCGGCGGGGCATCGTCGGCGGCATCGGCGTCACCACCTGCCGCCGCGGCCAGCAACTGGTCGAGTTCCAGCCCGGAGAAGCCGAGCACGTCCAGATCGACCACGCCATCCTCGCGGATCCGGGCAATCTCGGCGGCGAGCAGCGCCTCATCCCAGCCGGAGTTGAGCGCAATCTGGTTGTCCGCCAGCCGCAGCGCGCGCGCCTGCGCCTCGGTCAGGTGTTGCAGCCGGATCGCCGGCACGGTCGCCATGCCGAGGCGCTTGGCCGCCAGCACCCGACCATGGCCGGCCACCAGCACGCCCGCGGCATCCACCAGCACCGGGTTCACGAAGCCGAACTGGGCGATCGAGGCAGCGATCTGCGCCACCTGGGCGTCGGAGTGGGTGCGGGCGTTCTCGGCATACGGCACCAGTGCCGCGACCGGCAGCGTGGCCACCTGCAACTCAGGCTGCATCGGCCGCCTCCATCGCCATCGCCACTGCTGGCACGCCGCGCGCCGCGGCGATGGCGTCGTAATCCCGCCCGTCACCCTCCAGGGTGACCGGGATCTCCGGGAACAGCATCCGCCAGCGTGCGATCGCCAGGTCGACATAGGCCGGCGCCAATTCGATCGCCCGCACCCTGCGTCCGACGCGCTGGCCGGCGATGAGCGTGGTGCCGGAGCCGGCGAACGGCTCGAACACCACATCCTCCTCGTCGGCGTAGGCGCGCATCAGGAACTCCGGCAGCTTCACCGGGAACACGGCGGGGTGCTCGGTCTCGATGCCGCGGGCCTTGTGGCGGGTGATGCGCAGCACGTTGTCGGGGATACGCATCTCCTGCACGCCCTGGCCGGCATGGGTCCATTCACCCACCGTGCCGTCCTTCGCTCGCAGCCCGCCTTTCTCGCTGTTGACGTGCCCGGCCCAGCGGCAGGGGATGATCTTGTTGGCCTGGCGGGCGGTACGGTTGAAGTGGAAGACGAACTCGAAGGACGGCGCCAGCCTGCCATTCCAGTCGCCGGGCAGGCCCGGCCCCTGGTCCCACACATACCAGCCGAAGCGGCGCCAGCCAGCGCTGCGCATCCAGTCCAGCCAGCCCTGCCAGTACGGCTGCCACTCGCCATCGCGGTGGATCAGGCCGAGATTGACCAGCGCCTGGCCGTCCTCCGCCAGCACCGCCGGCAAATGCTGGCAGACGCCGCGCATCAGCGCGTCCCAATCGGTGATGCCGCCGGTGGTGTAGTCGCGCTGGTTGCCGTAGGGCGGGCTGGTGAACAGCAGCGCCGCGCGGTCTTCGCCCATGATGCGGGCGACGGACGCGGCGTCGGTGCTGTCGCCGCACAGCAGGCGGTGATCGCCGAGCCGCCACAGATCGCCGGGGCGCGTGACTGCGGCCCGCGGCGGTTCCGGTTCGGCATCGGCCGGATCAGCCGGCTCGTCGGCGGCAGTAGCACCCGCCGTATCTCCGGCATCGGCGCCATCAGCGCCGGCCTCCGCGTCGTGATCGGTGCTGTCCTGGTCCGCCGGCGCGTCGCCATCGGTGACGGCCTCTTGCGCCGCGGCCAGGATGGCGCCGATCTCGTCGCCTGAGAAGCCGATCGCCAGCAGGTCGATCTCGCCGGCCTGCTGCAACCCGGCCAGCGCGTCGCGCAGCAGCGCCTGGTCCCAGGTCGCATTCTCGGCGATGCGGTTGTCGGCCAGACGCAGCGCCTCCTTCTGCGCGGAGCCGAGGTGCTTCAGCACGATCACCGGCGCCTTGGCGATGCCGAGCGCCAGCGCCGCCTCCAGCCGGCCGTGGCCGGCGATCAGCACGCCGTCCTCGTCGACCAGCAGCGGGTTGGTGAAACCGAAGGCCAGCATGCTGGCCTTGATCTGCTCCAGCTGCTCCGCCGAGTGCACCCGCGCGTTGCCGGCGTGCGGACGCAGGTCGGCCGCCGGGCGCAGCAGGATCTTCGCTGCCATCCAGGGGAGCGGCATGGGCACCATCCGAATTATGGGTGTGGCTGCGAACTGCGAACCAAATTTGCGGGCTGACGCTAGCGACCTATCGCGCGCTGGCCCCCCGCATACGATCCTGCCGGGAAGGAACCATGAGTTTGGCAACGAAGTGGCTCAAGAGCCACTGTGGCTGGTGCGCCACCGTCGTTACAGCTTCTCTACGTATCCACATCATACAATCATCGATTCGCGCGCTGCCAGGGGGTGAATTGTAACAGGAACGCGGGGCGGCTGTTACCGCCTCGCGTCCGTGCGTCAGGCTGCTTGCGAGCGTGGGGTCAACCCGAAATGCATCGCCAGTGTGCCGAGGGCTGCGACCACCATGCCTTGCGCCACCGGACCATGGACGTAGCGTCCGCCCCAGCCTTGCCGTGTTGCCCATGTCCGCAGCGAGAACTCGAGGCCGAGGACGAACCAGGCACAGGAGCCTGCGGGGCTGTCATGCCCGCCGAGTGCGTCCATCGCGGCGGCAATGCGACGCCGTGCGTCGGCCTGACGGACCGAGAGCACGTCGGTGCCGCCGCCAGCGACGCGCTCCAGCTGTGACGTCGCCATGCGGTCCAGCGCCGCCGTGCGGAACAGCTCGCGAAAGATCGTGCCAGCATCGTGCATCTCCCGCGTGATCGTGCCATTGGCGAGCATCAGACTGATGCTGTCCACCGCACGCCGATGCGCCACAACGATCCCGGTGTCCGGGTCTGTGTCGTAGCTCGGTGGATGGAAGTTGCCATGCTGCAGCCGCCAAGCGCTGGGCTTGGCCAGGCCATCACGACGCGATGTGGTGTTCTTGCGAGTGCGCTTACCGGCCATGGTGCTGTCCTCCGTTGCGCGGTCCCCAGCGCCGCGTGGCCTCGTTGGTGATCGCCTGGCGCAACCAGGGATCGGTGATGTCCGCGATGCTGAGTGCAGCCACGCCGTGCTGCAGCCAGGCCTGTCGGCGCATGGCATCGAGTGCCCAGGGGTAGGTCGGGGTGGCTCCCCGGTCCAGGCAGGACCGGGGCGGCCGCGGAGCGCCGTAGAGGCTCATCGCACGTGCCTCCATCGCCGCTTGCTCACAATGTCGTCGACCGTCTGCCGGCAAACTCCGAAGCCCTCAGCGGCGACCGAGCGTGGGACGTTCATCGCCACCATCTTGCGGATGGCCAGCGCGCAGACCTCGTCGATCTTGGCTTGGCCGTTCCGGCTGCCACGGTTGTGCGTGCCGTGCCGCGCCGTATCGGCCATGTTCTCGCGCTGGGTGGCCCAACGTAGATTGGTCCAGTGATTGTTCTCTCGACTGCCGTCATTGTGGGCGACCACGTGTTTGGACGAAGGCGCCTGACCGATGAACGCCAGCGCGACGATCCGGTGGACGGTCGTGCGGAAATCCTGATTTCCTCGCCAAAGCGAGATCTGGAGGTACCCCGTATGTTTATTGCGCCAGGGCTTCAGCGCATGCCCTGGCCTTGCGCCTTTCCTGCCGTGAGCGCGGCGCAAGCTACCGTGCTCGGAAACTTCGTATTCGGGCCAGCCCGGGATCGGGCGCCATTCACAGATCGATGCGTCAGGGCACAATTTGTCCGATAGCACGTCGCTCATGCCACTCCTCCCTGCGTCTCAATCGCCCACAGCAGGATGGCCAGCGCGTCCGCCTCATTGTCATCCGACGGATTGAAGCCACGAAGGCGGATCGCCGCGATAACCGCGGTCTTGTCGGCATTGCCGCGGCCAGTGGCGAAGCGCTTGATGGTGCCGACCGGTACGCCCTGGTAGGCTGTCTCGCGCTGCTCGCACCAGGCCGTCATGGTTGCCAAGAAGCCGCCGTAAACGTGAGAGCTATCCGTACTGGCGTGGCGGCGGACCTCCTCGAACACCACGCGGTCGATCGGTCCGGCCAGCCGGGCGATCTGGCCGAGCCAGTTCTGGAAGCGCAGGTAGCGCATGCCGCCGCCCTCGAAGCGGCTGGTGCGGAAGGTGATGGTGCCCGAAGTGATGCGGTCGTCGCGGCCGCGTAGCGCCCAGCCGGTGGCGGTGCCGAGATCGAGGGCGAGCACGGAGGTGGTGCCGGTGCCGACCGGCGGCAGAGCGATGGGGATGCGCGGCACACTTGCGCCGGCCGTAGGGACGATCAGAGTCGCGGAAGCCATGGTGATCTCCTGAGAGGGGGAACGGCGTGGTCAGGGCGACGACGGCGCGGTTCTTGGCGGAGCTCGCCGTCGTCGTCCGCATGGATTGCTATGGCGCATCAAGGTCGTGGCGGACCCGTCGCGGTTGGAGCGCGACCCGCAGGAGATCGCGGCTCGCCTGCCCCACCTCGTCCGGCCTTGGATTTTCCAGTGGGACAGGAATTGTTGAGCAAATTCCGATTATTAGTTGGAACTGTCTCGCCTGTCCCAGCCGGACCCATGTGCCCAAACCCTATATAGGGAAACATGTATTTCCCTCTCCTGCCTCCCTCTCCGAATCTAGGTTTCATACCTAGTAGGACAGGTGGGACAGTGGGACAGATCACCGCGCCTCCGCGGTTGGCCTCGAATTCAGCGTGTCCCACCAAGAAGCGCCCGGCGCCCGGAGTGGGACGGTGGGACCAACCGCGCATCACAGCAGCACTTCTGCCGGCGCCTCGTAGCGCCATTCACGCGGTCTGCCAGTGGTGCGATAGCGCACCCATTTCTTTGCCTTGAGGAAGGTGCCGACCCGCATCTGGTCGCCCTTTGTCCATTTCGCCGGCTCGATGCCGAGTGCCTGCTCCAAGACCTCACCGACCGACACGTCCTTGAGCGGCCGCGATCGCGGCACGTATTCGTCGCGCCAGTCCTCGTAGGGACCGAAGCCGACATTCACGCGCCGCTTTTCGGAGACCAGCCAGCGCTCGATCAGGCTGTCCCAGGCGTCGGTCTGAACGCGCGCTTCCTGTGCGGCGGCGGCATGGCCGACCAAATCCCGATCTTCCAGCCACCAGGTCGCTCCCGCATTGAACCGGACGACCGCCTCGGCCCAGAGTTGGTCACGATCCCGGCGCAGGCTATCGAGGTCGATCTCGCCACAGCGGACCGGCCAGAAGCGGCGATTGCCGGTCTCATCGCGCAGATAGGTGTCGGGGTTCACGCTGCCGGCGAACACGCATTGCCGCGGCACCGTGACCAGGTAGCGCTCGTATGGCGGCCGGTAGCGGTCGGTGGTGCGGGTGAGGAATGCCTTGATCCTGGACACCTCAGCCCGCCCGATGGCGTCGAGCTCGGCCATCTCGATGATCCACACGCCGCGCATCTGTTGCGCCGCGTCCTTCGATCCAAGCTCGGCCAACTCATCTGTGAACCAGGCGTCCGATGCGAGCACCTTGAGCGCGGTCGACTTCCTGATCCCCTGTGGCCCCTCCAGGATCAGCATGTGATCGGCCTTGACGCCCGGACGCATGATCCGGGCGACTGCCGAGATCATCCACATCGCGCCCATGGCGCGGTGCAGCTTGGTATCCTCGGCGCCGAGATAGGTCACGGTCCAGGCGTCCAGTCGCGGCGTGCCGTCCCACGCCAGGCCGGTCAGGTAGTCCCGCACCGGGTGGATGCGGATGTTGCGGGCGACCGCGACGACACTGCGGCTCACCACCACCGGCGGGACGTTGATCTCGTGGCGTTGCAGCCACTCGGCGCAGCGCACGTCATCGGCATCCCCCCACGGCCGAGGGGGGCTGATCTCGGGGCCGCCCCAGGGCAGCGGTCGGGTGGCGATGATCTCCTGCGCCAATTCGTCGAATGCCAACGCGCCGGCAAACGCCGGATCGAACGACAATGCGGTGATCACGTTGGCTTCGTTGCGTTCGGGCGTGCCGTTGATGTCCATGCGCAGCAGTGCTGACCAGCGGGGCCGCATTGGTGCCCGGGTCACGTCGCCGGTGGCGTTGAGCCGCCGCCGCAGCTCGGTGACCTGCTTCTCCAGGATGGAAACGGCGATGCCGGTGGCGGTCTTGATGGCGGCGAGCACCTGGCGCTCCGGCAGCGGTTCGAGCCGCAGCGTGACCAACTGCCCCAGGAGCGCCGAGAGCGGCGCCATGTCCGGTGGGTTGGTGAGTGTGGCCGCCGCGGCAATCAACTCCTCGGCTGTCCCCGGCAAGGCAGCGGCAGGGCGGGCAGATTCGACGGCCGCGCCATCTGCGGCGGCTTCGACGATGTAGTCCGCCGCCGATGCGCCATGCTGCAGGTCGTCGTTGAAGTCGTCGCCGTGTAAGGGGGATTGGATGGATGACGCGATGCCGACAACATTGAGCCGGTCGGCCAGCGTGGCTGCGGCCTGGATACCGGCATCACCGGCATCGGCGAAGATGGTGACGTGCGTGGTCCCGGCCGGCCATTGCCAGCGCCGCAGGCCATCAGCCGACAGTGCTGCCATGGTTGGCACACCAAAGATGCGCATCGCCGAGAGCGCGGTCTCGATGCCTTCCGCCACACCGATGCGGCCATCTTCGGGGAGTGGGGTCAGCCTGACGCTGCCGCCGGCCACCGGCCCGAGCATCTTCTTGCCCGGCGGAGCCTTCGCCGATCCGTCATCGAGCAGGTAGCTGCGATGAATGCCACCCGTCCGCTCGCCGGCGCCGTCGCGCACGATACTCACCACGCCGCACCAGCCGCGCTTGCTCTCGAAGTCCGCAAGATCCGGGTGGAACAGCAGGTCGGGGCTGTCGGGTAGGTCGAGGCCGCGGCCGCGCAGATAGGTCTCTGCCGCGGTGGCTGCGAGTGGCTGGCAGGCTTCCAGGATGCGTGCGATCTCGCGGCTGTGGTCGGGGCGTGCTTGCTGGGGCGGTGTGTCGGGCGCCGGCATGTCCAGGCGGGCGAGACGGGCGGCCTCGGCGAACAGCCTAGTCTCGGTGAGGCCGGTCGCGCGGTAGACCATGTCGATCGGCCCCGCGCTCTCGCCGGTGGCGTGGTCGAACCCCCACCCAGCAAACCGCCCATCGAGATGGATCACGCAAGAGCCGTCGGCCCGCGGTGCCCGGCCTGACAGATCGGCGCAGCGCAGCGTCTTGCCGTCCGATGATTTCCGCGCCGCCGGGAACAGAGCCGGCAGCCAGTCGCGCGCCGTGTCAGCCAGCCGGCGCCGGATCTCATCGAGGTCCCAGCGCTGAAGCTGGTCGGTCGCGTGGTTGAGGTCGATGCCGAACGGCATGTTGTCGGTCACCATGCACGGCGCTGCTCCGGACGGGGCTGTGTCGATGGGGGTTGCTGCGTTCATGCCAGGATCACCAGCCCTTGTTCGGCCCGGGTGATGACCGTGTAGAGCCACCGTCGCCGGTCCTGTTCGGTGCGCCCGAGGCCGTCATCCCAGACGACGACGTTCTCCCACTGGCTGCCCTGGCTCTTGTGACCGGTAATCGCCCAGCCGAAGGTCGCCTCGGTCAGCATGCGCTTCGTCTTCCAGTCGCGATCATGCCGGTGCCGGTCGAAGGCGACGTGGTCCTCGAAATGCCCCTTGTAGATGCGAAGCCGACCGCGGCTGCCATCCTGCTGTGGCGGGCCGATGCGATTGCCGTCCTCGTCCGTCACGGCCGCCGAGAAATATTGGCTGCCCTCGTCGACGATGTCGTCGAGGGTGATGAACATGCCGTTGATCAGGCCAAGGTCGTTCTGGTTCTTCAGACAGATGATCTTCTCGCCAGCCCCGGTTGGCAGGTAACTGCCACCGAACCCGGCGGCACGGCGCATGGCGTTGTTCAGCTGCAGCCGGGTGGCGTTGAGGCCGCAGATCACCTGCCCGCCGCGCAGCGCCTGCTCCGGCGTCACGTCCATCTTGCGCATCTTCGCTACATGCCGGTCATACTGGCCGAATGCGATCGGCTGGCCCTGCCGCGCCATGGTGGCCAGCCGGATGATCGCGCTCTCGGCCGCCTGGCGATGGATCTCGGTCAGCATGATATCGGGCGCATCCTTGGTGAAGGCGCCGGCCTCTTCGATCGGCGGCAACTGGCCGGGGTCGCCGAGCACGAGAATGGGCTTCCCGAAACTCATCAGGTCGCGGGCCATCTCCTCGCCGACCATGGAGACCTCATCGAGCACGATCAGCCTGGCGTGCGCCGCGTCGCTCTTCGGGTTCACGGCAAAGCGCGGACGCTTCATCTGCGAGACCGCCTGGCGCATGGCCTCGATGGTTGCCATGGCGGTGGTGCGTTCGAAGCCGGAGAGCCGGTGGGCGTCGGCGATGGCCTGATCGATCTTCTGCTCGGCGGCCTCCACCTCCTCCTCGGTGGCCTCGATGACGCTGTAGATCAGACTGTGGATGGTGCGCGCTGGGGTGCCCTTGCGCCGCAGCACCAGAGAGGCCTTGCCGGTGAAGGTGGCGGTTACGACGCCCGGGACGCAGCCACCGGTGTCATCGCCGCTGCGATGATCCTCGAGGCCCATCTCCTCGAGGGTGAACTTCAGCACTGTCGACTTTCCGGTACCCGCGTACCCAAACAGCCGGAAGACCTGCTGTGTCTCGGTGTCGTGCTGGAACCACTCCTTGATCGCGGCGATCGCCTTGAACTGGGTATCGGACGGTGTGATGTCGGTCATGCGGCACCCCCGAGATCGATGCAGTAATCCTTGACGACGCCGCCGCGCGTCCGATCGCCGACCTCGCATTGGCGGACAAAGGTGCTCCGCCCATCGGCCCCGCGATCGCGCAGGTCAAAGCCGGCGGCGCGCAGCCAGCCGATCGACATCTCCTCGAACTGATGCCCGGCGGCGAAGATGCGCAGGATACGACCGTCAAAGTCCCGGCCTGGGTCTTTCGGCGTATGCGCTACCTCGAAAACCAGCTTGCGCGCGCACTCCTCGCCGACCCGGCTGCCGCCGAGATAATCGCGCGGACGCTGCCGGCGGTTGCGATCGACCAGGGCTGCATCGACATGGGCGTTGATCCTGGCCGTGACGTCGCTGCCGACCGCCGGTGTTGCGCCGCGGCCGTAGACGAAGCCGGATTGGTGGTTCAGATCGAGGAACACGAATTGCCTCTCAAAATGGCGGAGGGTCGTCGAAGGGATCCTGCGCGGCGGCCTGGCGGCGCATCGAGTCCTGGAAGCCGTCAACACAGGCCTCGATGATCCGGTCGATCTCCGCCGGCGTGCGGTCATGGAATGGCGCCAGCAGCCCCATCTCGGTCAGCACCTCGGCGAAGAACCGCCGAGCGTCCTTGATCGCCTGGCTCTCCATGCGGGATTTGTCGATCACGCCGCTCCTCCGATCGACGCGATCCGCGCCGGCGTCCATGCAGGCCATCGAGCAGAAGCCGGCGCTGTGATGAGCCGACCACGGGCCGTCCAGCATGACGCCGAACCCGGGCGCCTCGCGGCCGCACAGGGCACAGAGCCAGCGGATCGCGTTGGCGGGACAGGGCGGGCGGGTGGCGGCCACGTGCTGGCGTCCGTCCGCCCGGCCGCGCCGACCCTTCCAGCGTTTGGATGGCATCGGTGCCGCATCGGCTCAGCCGTTCAACCAAGACGGACCACCCATCGGGGCCGCGGCTGACGCCGGCTGGGCAGGCTGGGCAGGCTGGGGATGCATCGATAGCGCGCCGGCCGAAGCTGCCGCTGGTGCCGGCTGCCCCCAGGCGGGCGCCGGTGCCGCCGGACTCATCGGGCGGCTGTTACCACCCCAGGCCGGCGTGGTGTTCGCGGCGGGGAATGCCGGCTGCGCGGCACGGGCGGTGGCCCGGCTCGGCTGCGCCGGCACCGCCTCCCCGGCCATGATCCGCTGCCACTCCGGCTCGTTCGGCAGCACCACCCGCTCCAGCCGGTTGCTGTCGCCGTAGCGCGGGTCGCTCGCCGGCTCGACCTTGATCTTGGCCGCGAAGGTGATGCCGTTGAAGTCGGCGAGCCCGCGCAGCACCCGCTTGCCGCGTGCCGCCTCGCTCATGTCCTGCGGATCGAGTCCCAGGGCACTGTCGATCATCGCCCGCAGCGTGCCTTTGGTGATCTTCCAGCCGATCGAGACGCCGTTCTCATCCACCTTGCCGCCGGCGACGGTGAACATCTGCCAGAACTTGCGCCGCACATGCGGGCCGCCCGACACGGTAAACTCGCAGTCCAGCATCCGCACGTCGCTGCCGGGCGTCTTGGCGGCCTTGAGCAGGCCGCGATCGGCATCGCCCTCGCCGTCGACGCCGCCCGGGCGCAGCGTCATGGTCACCTTGGCGAAGCTGCCATCCGGAATCAGGTCGGAGCCGCGTGGCAATTCGGCGTCGTTCATATCGTAGGTCATGTTCATCATCCCTGGTGGCTGCTTGTGGGGGTGGTGTTGATCTTGCGGAGCAGGGCGCCGAGGTCCGGTGGCTCGGTCTCATCGAGACGACCCGAGCGGTCCTTGGCCGGCAGGCCGAAGGGATTGGCGGCGCGGCACGCCAGGCGCCGCTCGGCGCCGTGGTCGGGGTCATGCCGCCAGATCTCGCCGTCGGGGCTGAACAGCGCCATCGACACCACCTGGTCGACGATGCCCGGCAACTCCCGGCCGGCCTTGCCGCCTTCCATCTGCGGCTCCCAGGTGACGCGGCCGAACTCGTCGGTGACCCGCTCCAGGATGCCGACCATGATCGTCGTCTTGCCGGGGGCGTGCTGCAGGTGCTTCAGCAGCCCGATCACCTCGCGGGCCATCAGCCCGTAGGCGCCGCGGATGTCCGGCTTGCCGGTCTTGTCGCTGAAAGCCTCCGGCCGGGTCTTGGCCCAGGCCATGGCCTGCCGGGTGAGATCGGTGATGCTGTCCAGGAAGACGATCGACTTGCCGGCGACCATCCGGGCGAGGTCCGGGTAGCTCTGGCAGAGATGCTGGTAGTGCCCCTCGGAGAAGAACCCAGCCGGATCGGCGGCGGGGTTCACCCCGCCAACGAGGCAGGCCAGGTCGATCGCGTCGGCGAAGGTGCGGACCGGGATGCTGTCGCCCGGCCAGTCCTGCACCGACTTGAGCCCCGCCTCGAGGTCGATGCAGACCGTCTCGGCGGGCGGCAATGTCTTGAGCAGCAAGGTCTTGCCGACCCCACTGGCGCCGAACAGGGCGACGGTGGTCTTGTTGGCGGCGTGGGACAGCCGCTCGTCGGCGGTGACGATGCACAGGGCCATCACACGCCCTCCGCGGCCGGGTTCAGCGACAGCTTGAAGCTTGGCTTGCCGGGCCGGACGGTGCGGGCGGCGGCGAACACCTGGCGGATGTGGTCGGGCCAGGCGGTGTAGGACCGCTCCGCGACCTTGTAGGTCACCTCGACATACTCTGCCGGGTCATCGCCGCCGGCGCGGATGCGCGCGACCACCGCGGCCAGGTGCTGCTGCTCCCATTCCACCCGCTTGGGCAGGTCGGCGACGACGGTCACCAGGCCGTCGGAGAAGCGCACGGTGCCGGTGTCCTTACGCTGCTCGGCCCGCAAGGCGATGGCGCGCTGGCCATAGCGGACGGCGATGATGCCATCGAGCCAGTCCTTGGTCCGCTTGGCCGCCTCCAGGGCGGTGGTGGCATCGTCCTGCAGCAAGACGAGGTGCTCGGCGGGCATCGCCAGCAGGTCGGCAACCGGCAGGTGTTGGACGGCGTCCAGCCGGGGACGATTGGAGGGGGCGGTGCTCATCACGCCGCCTCCGCCAGCATGGGACGCACCGGCTTGACGAGCATCGCGCGCAGGGCCCGCCGCGGTTGCGGGCGGACGATCGCGAGATAGACGAAGCGCTCCTCGGCGATGCGGCGCTGCACGAGATGCACCCGCCCGGCCTCGGCGAGCTTCAGGGCCCGGTTGGCGATCGCGCCCAGCGCGACGCGTTGGTCCTCCGGCAGTTTGGAGAGCGGCCAGTAGCGATCACGGGCCAGCATGCCGACGTGATAGGTGATGGCTTCGTTCGGAACGGCATCGGCGAGGCGGTCGCAGAATTCAGTCTCGCTCAGGACGGGGGGCACCCCCGAACCGGAACTCGACATCTGAGGCGAGATCAGCGGTTTGATCGTCAGGCGCTCAACGCGCATTGGTCGGCTCTCCCTGGCACACATGGTTCGGCATTTGCTATCTACGGATCGGCACACGGTTTTTTCTCAGGGGGTCGCGCGCATCCGGCGATCCGGCATGCGACCCGGCGGGCGCATCCCGCTGGCCCGCAGCCAGAGCCGGAGATCGGCGAGGGAGCGGTAGAAGCTGGCGCAGGGCTGGCAGCTGGCGCGCTGCGCATCTGCCACGTCACCGGCGGCGCTCAGCAGCCGCAGGATGCTCCGTGGCGCCTGCGGCAACTCCTCGGCGACCCGTTGCAGGTCGAGCGACAGGGTAGGGTCGTCGGCTCCCTGGCAGGTGATCGAGCAGCCGACCGGAAAGTCATCCACCTCGAGCGGCACGAAGACCGGCGCGTCGGACTGACGTTCTGCCTGCGCCCGATCAGCGACCACGTGACGTGCAATCAGCGCCGCGAAGGTCGACCAGGCACTGCGGTCCGGGTCATAACGCCGGCTGCGCTGAATCAGCACCACCAGGATATCCTGACGCAGATCCTCCCGATCGGCGCGGGAGAGCCCGAGCCGGCGCGCACCCTTGCCGGCGACATGCGCCGCGGTGCGGAGCGCGATGCGCAGCACCTCCTGGTCCCAGATCGGCGCCGGGATGTCCGCGCAATCCTGTTGTGCCACCATGGTTGTGTCCTGCTCCTGCGTCTGCTGCGTGATGAGCGGACGTGAGCACGGCGACGCAGCCGGAATTCAGGCGCAAACGGCGCGGACCGGCGCAAATGCCTCCGGCGCCATTAATTCCGGCAGGTGATATCAATGGCTTAGTCCGCCAGACCGTGCCGTACAGCGCCGTCGCCAGGAAAAATGCGGCTGGGATTTATTCCCTACTGGACTCTCGCCCAGAGCGAACATAAGAAGAACATGCGCATCAACGGATCACGCAACCGAAACGGAGGCAACGGCATGGCGATCGACCTGAACTACCCTCATGTGGCGGCCACCGGCGCGCCGCGTCTGCTGCGGGACGAGGCGGTCTGGGCGGTGGCGCTACGGTTGCGGCGCGCCATCCTGGGTGATCAGGCTGACGCCGCCCTCGCCGCCGGCGCAATCGTCGCCGTGACGTCGGAGCTTGTCATCAACGGCCGGGAGGTTGCCACCGCGTGGGACTTCGCCAATGCGGTGCACGACACGCTCGGCCGGCCGGTGCTGGGGGCCTGTGAGACCGACCCGGATGCACCCGGTGTGGCTTACGTCTCGGTCAACCACGAGATGGTGGCGCATCGGCCGGACATCGCCCTGAGTACCATCGCCCATGAGCTGGGTCATATCGTGTTCGATGTGCCGCCGGCGCTGGGGCGGGCGGACCGCCGCTATCGGTCGGTGACCGCGGCGCCCGATTCCCTGGTGCGGTCGACCAATGCGTCGGAGCGGCGGGCGAACGAGTTCATGGGCGCGTTGCTGGTGCCACCGGTGCCGCTGCATACGCGACTGCTGGCGCTGGCGCGCTCCGAGCGGATGCGCCTGGCGCGGGCGCCGCATCTGGGGCGTCCGGCCAGCCCGGTGCTGGCGCGGGACAATGCGCCGGAGGCCATGGCGGGGATCGTCGCCGCAGTTGCCGGCGACTTCGGGGTGTCCGACCGGTTCATTGCCGTGCGCATGCAGCGCTATGGCCTGGTCGCGGGAGGTCGGTGATGAGCTTCGGGCGGGTCATCCGGGAGCGCCGCAACGTGCTGAACATCGGGCTCAACGAGTTTGCCGAGCGCCTCGGAATATCCCCGGCCTACTGGTCGCGGATCGAGCGTGACCAGGAGAAGCCGCCGCGTGACGAATTGATCGAGCGTGCCGCGGCGATTCTGGGCGTGCGGATGGATGACCTGTTCATCGAGGCGCAGCGGCTGCCGCCCGATATGCGCGCCAACATGGCGACGGTGGTCACCGCGTATCGGCGGCTGCGGTCGAATTATCGGAGGTGACGCCGATGACGCATGTGGCGCCCCGCAAACCATTCTACCGTGTGACCGAGCTGTGCGCGCGCTGGTCGATGACCGAGACGGACATCGCAGCCTTCGTGCTGGCGGATGAGCTCACGCTCTCGATCGCCGTGTCGCAGTTGCCGGTCGAGGCCGGCTACTATGAGGAAGTCGACGACGGCCAATGGTGCTCGATGCCGACTGGCCGCAGGCGGTTCTCCGGCACGCTCGACCTGATTCGCGACGATGCCTGGGCCGTGCTCACCTTGGGAAGTGCGGGCGTGAGCAGCTTCCAGGCGCAGCCCGGCGAATATCTGGAGTATGCGTTGGACGACGATGGCGCGCCGCTCCACATCGAGGCACAAGGCCTCGTCGTCCGGCGCGCAGAACTCGAGCGGTTCGAGGCCTGCCAGGCTTCGGCGGCGGCATCTACATCAGCGGAATCATCGCTTGCTGCCGAGCCGGAGAGCGAGCGGCGTCGCGGCGCGCCGACAAAATACGACGTGGATGGGTTCTGGCGCCATGTCTGCCGCATCCTTTTCCACGAGGGGGCGCCGCCGAAGCAGGCGCAGCTGATCCGGCAGATGCGGGATTGGTTCGAGGCAAGGCTCGGCATCGGCAACGGCCCCGACGAAAGCTGGATCCGCAAGAAGATCGCGCCACTCTGGCTGGACATCCAACCGGATAGCGAATGGTCGAGGCTGCCGCCGTCCGCACCAACACCGTCGGCGGTTCCCGCAAGAAAGTCCGCCACCCCGGTCGGAAGATGAGCGGGGCAACGAGGCAGATGGCTGCCGAGTGCCGCCCGCCGCGGCACCAGGAATTCACGTCACCCACCACGGAAACGGAGCACTCAGCATGGCCATCGCCGAACGCGTTATCTTCCAGCCCTACGTCGAGGCCAAGCGTGGCGGCGGCGTGAAGCCAGGCCTGCCGGTTGCCTGCCGCAGCCCGGAGGACGGGCAGCGCCGCGCCGAGAAGGCGATGGCCGGCGGCATGATCGTCGGCGGCCACGTCGTGCGCATTATGGCGGACGAGGATGCTGGGGATTACGGCGAGCCCGAGTTCCTGCACGTCTACGGCAGGGTACCCGAGGCGGCGTGAAGCTGCCGGCTGCCGGCGGCTAGGTCGGGCGGCGGCCCTGGCTCCGTGAGAGAGATGCGCGCGACGATCGGTAGATAACGAGCAGGACAATCCGCGATGGATCATCATGCCACGACCCGACCAGTCGACCGCGTATCTCCGGCCCCACCTCCATGAGGTCTGCGCCATCCTCGCTCGCGGCCTGATCCGGCTGCGTGAGCGCGAACAGCTGGCCGGACAACCATCTGACGAGCTTGGAGAAAGTCACCTCGACTTCACCGCCCACCAGCGCCGTCATGCGAAACCGAAACCACGGAGACCCGCATGACCGAGACCTTCCCCAGCATCCCGAAGGACACCGTCCTCCCCCGCCTGGCGGCTTTGAAGGCGGCGCCGATTGCCGATCTCAAGCAGCAATGGCGCACCCTGTTCGGCAAGGAGCCGCCGCCGTTCAGCCGGACCTATATCCAGAGCCGGCTGGCCTACCGGATCCAGGAACTGGCCTATGGCGGGCTGAAGCCGGAGACCGTCGCCCGGCTGGAGGCCCTGGGCCAGCAGCTGGACGGCGGCAACATCACCCTGCGCCGCATCCGCCGCGACGCCAAGCCGATCGCTGGCACCCGCCTGGTCCGGGAATACCAGGGGATCGAGCACACCGTGACCGTGCTGGCGGACGGCTATGAATGGCAGGGCCGGCCATACCAGTCGCTCTCCGCCGTCGCGCGTGCCATCACCGGCACGCGGTGGAACGGGCTGGTGTTCTTCGGGCTGAAAAACCAGCGGGGGACGGTATGAGCAAGAAACCCACCGCAGCCGGCGCCATGCCGGCCACGGTACGCAAGACCCGCTGCGCCATCTACACCCGGAAATCCGTCGATGAGGGAACCGCCCAGGAATACAATTCTCTGGATGCTCAGCGCGATGCCTGCGACGCCTACATCGAAAGCCAGCGACTGGAAGGATGGCTCGCACTCCGCGACCGCTACGACGACCACGGCTTCTCCGGCGGCACTCTCGAGCGGCCGGCGCTGCGGCGGCTGCTGGCCGACATCGAGGCCGGCCGCGTGGACGTGGTGGTTGTCTACAAGATCGACCGGCTGTCCCGCGCCCTGATGGACTTCGCCAAGCTGGTCGAGGTGTTCGACCGGCACGGCGTCACCTTCGTCTCGGTCACCCAGAGCTTCAACACGACCACGTTGATGGGCCGGCTGACGCTGAACATCCTGCTCAGCTTCGCGCAGTTCGAGCGCGAGGTGATCGGCGAGCGCATCCGCGACAAATTCGCGGCCTCCCGCGCCCGCGGCATGTGGATGGGCGGCAAGGTGCCGCTCGGCTACCACGTGCGGGAGCGCAAGCTGGTGGTCAACGAGGCCGAGGCGGCTACGGTCCGGATGATCTTCGAGCGGTTCGTGGAGATCGGCTCCGCCACCCGGCTGGCCGAGGCGCTGCGGGACGAGGGCGTGACCAGCAAGACAGGTGCTGCGATCGACAAGGGCTACCTATATAGAGTGCTGAGCAACCGGACCTATCTGGGCGAGGCGCCGCACAAGGGCACGGTCCATCGCGGCGAGCACCAGGCGATCGTGCCGCGGGACCTGTGGGACCGGGTGCATGCCGTGCTGCAGGAGAGCCCGCGGGTGCGGGCCAACCAGAACCGGGCGCAATCCCCGGCGCTGCTGCGGGGGCTGATCTTCGGCATCGATGGCCGCGCCCTGTCGCCGACGCACACCGTGCGGCGGGGGCGGCAGTACCGCTACTACGTGAGCCAGAGCGTGTTGAAGGGCGGGGTGCCGGCGGATCCCAGCATTGTGCGCCGGATCGCCGCGGCCGAGATCGAGGCGGTGGTGATGGCGCAGGTGCGGGCGCTGATCCGGCAGCCGGAGGTCATCGTCGGCACCTGGCAAGCGGCGCGGGCCGAGGCGCCGGACCTGACGGAGGATGAGGTCCGCGAGGCGCTGGAGCAGTTCGAGCCGATGTGGGACGAATTGTTCCCTGGTGAGCAGGCGCGGATCGTGCAGGCGTTGGTCGAGCGGGTGACGGTGGGGCCGACCGGCGCCGATATCCGGCTGCGGGTGGAGGGACTGGCCGGGCTGGTGCGTGATCTGCGGCCGACGGCGGGATGGAGGGATGCGGCATGAGCGGCGCGACCAGCATCACCGTCCGGGTGCCGATGACCATCCGCAAGCGGGGCGGGCGGAAGGTGATCGTGTCGCCAGATGGGTCGGTGTTGCCCACCGCGCCGCGACACGTGGCCACCAACGCCGATCCGTCGTTGCTGAAGGCGCTGGGGCGGGCGTTCCGGTGGAAGCGGCTGCTGGACGGCGGGACCTACGCGTCGGTCTCCGATATCGCGCGGGCGGAAAAGCTGGATCGGACCTACGTGGGCGACGTGCTGAGGCTGACGCTGCTGGCGCCATCGATGGTGGAGGCAATCGTGGAAGGGCGGCAACCGGAGGGAGTGACGCTGCCACGGCTAATGGAGAGATTGGACGCGAAGTGGTGCGGATAG